GCATCGTAAGCCGCTTGTGTCAGGTGACTGATGGCAGTAAGTCCGCTGGTCTCAATCCCCGGATCGCCCTTGTCGCCCTTCTCACCCTTCGCCCCGGCGTTGCCTTGCGCGCCACGCGGGCCTTCGTCGCCCTGATCGCCCTTCGGGCCAGGGTCCCCCGGATCGCCCTTGTCGCCCTTCTCACCGCGCGGACCCTGCTGGCCTTCCGGACCTTCCGGGCCTTGAACACCGGTGAACTGGCCGAAATCGCGCCATTCATCGGCGACACTATCGTACCGGATGATATGGAGCGACATGTCGCCCGCGATGCCAGCAGGGGTATTCTGGTCCACGCGCTGGTCGCCGGACGGATCGACAACGTAAACGTAATCGATTGCCGCTGTCTCGACTGCCGTGACCTTGGCCTCATCCAAGACGCCATACCCGTCCGGGATCAGGCCGGAACCCTGCGGACCGCGAACTCCCTGCGCTCCGGGATCGCCTTGATCTCCCTTGTCGCCCTTATCCCCTTTGTCGCCCTTGTCACCTTTCGGGCCTTGCTGTCCCTGCGGCCCTTCCGGACCCTCGGGTCCCTCCGGTACGAGTCCGGCAAACTCACCCAGCGTGACACGCCGCGAGTTGCCACTTTGCACGACATGGAACTGCTCGTCGCCGGTGAGCGCACCGGCTTCCGTGAGGGCGGGGATTTCCTTGGGCGTGCTCATGTCCTTGCGTCTCCCGAAAGTGCGATATAACCGATTTCGCCGGAAAGCCCCTCAACATCCGGCATCTGATCACCCGACAGGTTCACAGCAAACGGCATGAATGCCTGCTCGAGCACCATATGGACGATATACGTCTCGCCATCCTGGAACGGGTTGCTACCAACGCTCCATTGGAACTCGAAATAGTTAGTTTCTGTGTAAATGCTGGCGTTCGAAGCCAGCAGCTCGCCGATGCCGGGAACTGTGAACCGCGCGCTAAGCAGCTGCGGCAAGAAACCAATGCCTGTAAAGCCGATCTTTTGGGTGTGAGGCGGATCAACGCTATTGAGGCAGATTAACGCTGGAGTATCTTCGAAATTCGAAATCAGAGTACCGAGGTCATGAAAAACATAACCTGTTGTATTGCCCGATGCCCCGGCAACGAACTCAAGATCCTGGCCCGGATCAGGGTCAGGACCGGGGCCTATTTCGCCCGCCGAGGTAAGCGAGAAGTCGCCCAAACCCCTTGAGAGGCGAAACGTGCTCATGCGCGCCAACCTCGGACACGCACCGAGCCGTCACCGAGACACCGAACATAGGCGGTATCGCCTTCCATCTCGATGGAGAAGGATCGGTCCGACCGGGCCTGGATGACGAGGAACTGGTCCGTATCAGCCGCCGGTGCGCCCGAACCGATGTAAAGCGCCACCGAGGAGGAACCCAGCACCTGGATACCGAACGGCCCGGAGGCGATTTCCATCCAGTCGGAATCTACTGCAATCGAGAAGGTTTCCATCATTCGGCCTCCGGATCGGCGGGAACATTTTCCGGATCATTCTCGTCATCCGGATTGTTGAGATTGCCCAAGGCGTCGATTTCATCGTCTTCTTCGACAGCCTCTTGAGCTTCCTTGCGCAACCTATCACGTTCCCTTTCGACCGTAAAGTCATCCCCAAGACGGCCGCGGCGGGAAGCTTCTTCCCACAAGGTCTCCTGGCTGAGATCACCGTCTTTACGCATGCTGAGCAGATCGGTAAATCCGTCATCTTCACCAATACCGGACTCGAAATCGGTGAAAACACCGACAGTCGGCTCCTGTGCTTCACTCAACCACAGGGCGGTGATGACGAACGCCTGCTCCAAAGCGTCCTTGAGAGCGAGCGCCCATCGCTTGACCGCAGAGTTGCCTTTCTGAGCAGCAAACGCCGTGGTGATAGTCGTGAGATTGCCAGTCTGCGCCGTGAGCGGCTGCTTGCCGAGCTCACGCAATTCCTGGACAGTCTCCTTGATCTGCGACTGCAAGAATTGCAACGAAGTTGCCGCCACCTCGACGTACTGCCACGAGCCGGGAGGCCCGTTGCCCTCGCTCGGCGCATACAACACCGTGCGAGGCCCGACAGGGACGGGCACAGGGCGTTTCGTTTTGGGGTCCAGCTCGGGCCGCACCCCATTTGCCGACAACATTGGAAACGCCGTCAGCAGGCGCGCATTTTGCAGCGATGCCTCCTGCTGATACAGATCGATTTGCAGGTCGGCGCAGTCCTTCATCTCACCGATAATGCGCCAGCTATTGCCAACACGCTCACCGATGACGAGAGGAACAATCGGGATGATACCAATATCGATGGTTCCTTCCTCGACAACCTCCCACTGATTTGCAGTTGTACTGCTCTCTCGATATATCCGCCACGTTGCCGGCTCAAAATCGATGATATTGTCTTCCGCATCACGAATAGGCTCCCGATTGATTTCCCGGATCTGGATGATCTCTTTTTCCTCCCAACCGTCGCGCTCGGTGAAGCACTCGCGCATACGGCAATGGACGAAAATCTCAACGCCGCCAATGACCGCGGAATAGACAGCGATCATTTCGAGAGCCGGCACGCGCACCCAGTAAGGACGAGCCCCCGTCTGTCGTTCCTCAGCGACGCTCTTTCGGCGCATGTTGCCATTTGCGTCCACTGTCATCGCCGAGGTCTTGGTATAGTCGATGTAAATCCAATCGACCGCCCAATTGATCGCCGACTTGAAGTAATCCGCCGCGAAATTGTGAAGATTGTTACCCTGCCCGTCGATATCTTCAACAAGGGACACCACGCTCGGAGTGGCATCGTTCACGCTGACTTCATCCACGAAAGGCTTAACCGCCAGCGTGTTGAGAATGTCACCGTAAACGTTGGTGTACCTCGCCCAGCGCACCCGATCAGCGTATTGCTTTTCGGATTCATTCTCGAGCTTGGGAAGATAGCGAGGTCCTGCCGCCCTCACGGCGTCCGCACCGTGGTACAGATCGCTGACCGTGCGCCAGTAATCGAGCATGGCTTTGTAATCCCCACTCGGATCAGCAGGCGTCGGAGTCGGCTTCTTCGGATCAGCCATTCTAATATCTCCCAAAGATGGCGGTAGCGCCCCGCCTGTTGAGCATCAGTTCGGTAACGGCCCATACCATCGCATCGGCGCGATCCGGCGAACCCTCGCCAACATAGCCTTCCGACCCCATGGAGCACAACTGATCTTCCAATTCAGGAAAAGCAGCCGCATGGAACACTTTGCCCTGCTCGTAAAGTGCAGCAACAGGCTCCGCTCGCGCGATCTTCCCTCGGCTCGCTGTGACTTCCTTGTAAGACACCCTGTCATCGCATGTTCGAATAACATGCTCGACCATCGCACCGCCAAAGTTCCGCTCCGCCACAATGGCGTCCGCACCAAATTCACGGTATGCTTCAACAGCTCGATTACCCCAACCCATGGGTGACAACTTGCAAGTTCGATCTGCTAGCACGTAACATTCGTCTTCAAACGTGACACCAGCCACGATAATGCCAACGTGATCCCCCTCGTCGCTCGCCCCTCGCGTACCACTGGGATCAACCGCCACGACAATGCGCCGAAAATCTGGCTGCGCGCCGATACGCTGCGCCTTGTCAAGCATCGCCCTCGTCCACAGGGCACCGGGCAAATCATCGAGAATCTCCGCCTCGATTTCCTGCCGTCCGATCCGTGTTCCCATCTTGGGAGCAATGACCTCGCGATAATACACTTCAGACAAATTGTCCTTGTTCTCCCACGTCGAGCCGTGAGTGATCACTGTGGACGGTCGCTTCATCAACTCTTTGAGCAAGGGAATCGGACGCGGTGTTGTCGTCACGATGCCGCGCGGCGTTCCCTCGCGCAGTCCGAACATGAGGTTGTCCCAACCCGTCTTGGCGTAACGAGACTTCGCCAGCTCGTCCCACCAGAAGAGCGACCCCGACGCGCCGCGCAACGTTTCGGGGTCCTCAGCCGAAAACAAAAGCGCCTTGGCGCCGTTCGGCCAAACAAGCACTTTCTTCGACGGCTCATAGATCGGGCGATACTCAGGCGGCCCGACATTCAAGAAGCCGCTCGGCCCCTCGATTGAGTACTGGCGCAAATCAAAAGGGCTGTCCGCAATGATCGAAATGACCTGCGGCGCGCCATCGGGCGCAATCGACGGCGAGGGACCGCGTAGCATCTGCGCAATGCACTCGACCGCGGTCCGGGTCTTTCCGAAACCGCGGCCGGCGAGCAAAAGCCAAATGAACCAATCGCCTTCCGGGATCTGTTGCGAGGGGCGACCCCAAAAAGTCCAATCGTACTCGAGATACCGAAGCTCCTCCGGTTCGAGCGATTGATAAAACTTACGTCTTATCTCTTCGGGCTGCGATGCCAGCCAACTTGCTCTCGATTCCGGCTGCGATTTCTTCGGGGCTTCGGTCATCCTTGAGATTCACGGTCGCGTCAGAAACCGTCCTTTCAGCGAGCCCAAGATCCCGGGCGATCAGATTGGCGTTGAGCAGATCCGCAGCAGCCGCGGTGAATTTCTGATCACGGATGATGCTCTCCACCAGCTGGGTGACCTCTTCGTAGCCGGGGCGCGTCGTGTAGCTCTTCCACGTATCAATAGTGATGTCAAGGAAGATATACAGCGAGAACATGGTCATCGCCCGCATCTTCGGCACATACTCGAGCGTGCTATCGCCCTTATAGGACACGAGCTTCGCTTCTTTGAGCGGATTGGCTTCGATCCACTCGAAGTACTCGACGCAAGCGAGCCAAAGCTCCTCCGGCGTGAAGCGAACGACCGAGGTCCTGTTCTTCGCCCCGTAGCTGGTGCGAGCTTCCCAAAGCTTGGGATTGGCCGGCGAACCCCATGGCGTTTTTGGGGCCGCCTTGACCTTGCTTACTCGCAGACGCGGCTTGCGCTCTTTCTTCTCTGCCACTCGAAATCTCCACAATTTCGGGCAAAGAATAGTAAGACTTTATTTTTTGTCAACTCGTCTTTTCGAAGCGCGTAAAGAACTCATCGAACGGGCGAACCCAGTAGGTTCCATCCTGCATGCTTTGGTATAAGACGACCGAAAACATATCACAGGCATTAAACTGCACGAAACCGGCTTCCTGAACCCGCTCGAACCAATCGGAGCACTGCATCTTACCGACCCCGATAAACCGATAGGTCCCGCCCGTGCGAATGTGACGATACAGCACCTGTTCTGCCGGCATGCGGTCGTCGGAGCTGGTTTCGCCCGATTGCTCGTCCACAGGGGCGCTCGCGCTCTTTGTGTGGCTCTGATGCCCCGGCTTTTGCTCCGACGATGCTTTGGCCTTGGCGCGTTCTTCGCCCAAGGCGAGTTCGAGGTCCCGCCGCACCCAGCCTTCCGCGTGAAGACAATGCTCAAGCGAGTGACCAGAATACGGCGAGGGTTGCCCACTGTCTCGCGCTCGCTTGCCTTCCTCGATAACGTCCAGCAGCGGATGGCGCAAATTGTCATCTAGTGCAGTCTGACCCTCGGGCACCTTGACACGCGACGACGCCAGCGAAGCAAGCAGCTGTCGGACAGCAACGGTTAGGGTGCTCGCACCTTGATTCTTTTCCCATCGACCGCAGATGTATTCGAGATCCTCGATTGCCTCGTCCTTCGGTTTTATCGCTGCGCTGGCGTTGGCGCGTCGAGCTATCTTCGCGGCGTCCCGCTCCTTCGTCAGCCACTCGATTTCTGCCTCTGCCTTCTCCGCTCGTTTATGTTCTTCCTTCGCCCGCTGCCCGTTGGCGATGGCAATTTCGTGATTTGAATCTCGCTCCTTGCGCAATCGCACATAGGTTTCAACCAGCAAGTCGACCTCGTCTAGCACGCTGGCGATAAGTTCAGGCTCGTAACTGACGAGCTTCGTCAATCGCGTTCGATGGAACTGACTGCGCATGTTGCGCAGCGCCGGCCCGTAAAGTGGCAGCTCCTGTTGCTCGGCACGCTTTTGCCGCGCATCCTGGAGCGCGCCTGAAAGCGCCGTCACCTCGCGCTTGAGCTGATCGACTTCCGATTTGAGAATGCGTTCCCGCGTATCGCTTTCTCGAAGCTTGCTGGCATGAACGAGCCCCATGTTTTCCAAGTGCTCGGCAAGCGGCCAAGGCGGCGTAAGCTTTTTCTTGACAATGCGATCCCAATCGAAAGGATTACTCCTTCCGAAAACGTAATCGAGTGCACCCCTGCACTTCTGCAAGTGGCTGTCCAGGATCACATTTTGAGAGGCGACCTTCTTGAAGTCACTCAGCGAAACAAACTCACCTCGCATCGGACCTCCGAAAATGCCGGTGAGCTTGCCGTTTTCAAACTTGTATTTGACAACCATGTCAATCTCCTCTGCCCACCGACACTATCAAATCCGAGGCCAGCTCACACCGACTTTTGCGTCTGCTCCTCGATCTGCTTCTTGGCATGGGCCATGACGATCTCGACCAGATGGGGGAAGCGCGCCCCAGCGGCGATAAGGCCGATGGCAGCGACCACAGGGGAAGCCTTTGACTTGAAGCCTTTCTCCTGCGCTTCGTTGCGCGCCAGCTCGATGGCGGCGACCGTCAGCACGGTGTCAAGCAACTTGTGTTCGACCGCCCTGTGGTTGCTGTACTCCACCATGAGTGTGATAAGACCCCATGTCTCGACCACCTCTTCGGTCGTGAGTATGACTTCATTGCTCATCCAGTCGTTGCCGGGCTGCTTGCGCATCTTCATCAGCTCGTTGGCTGCCTCCGCGCGCTGGCGCCATTCGTTCTGCACTCGCTTCACGTCAGCGAGCACGCTATCTGCCATTTTCGGGTCCATGTGTTTGCTCCTTCTTCACTTGATCATCTTGGTGGGGCCGCGACCGGTTGCCTGGTGATGCAATGACACTTTCTGTGCCGCGTTCCAGGCATCGCCGCTGAACCGAAGCGGCTTGTTCTTGGCGGTCTTGAGAACCGGGTAGAAATCAGCCATCGCCGCATCGAGATCGCTGACCGGGATCAGACCCTTGCCAGTGAGCACGACGCGCTGGGCCTCGGCGTCCTTCACCATGCGGGCGATCCGCACGATAAGCGCCTGTCCAACCTCCCGCTCCATCACCGACTTGGAAGCCACATTGTACGAGCCGACGCAAAGATGCTTCGCCTGCAAACGCACCTGAGTGATGATGAAAGGGAACATGAGCTCAAAGGTCATTCGAGCAGATTCACGACCAACCACTTCGTAATCGAAATGATTGCCTCTGCGATAGTAGACGTACCGGCAACCGTAATAGCGCGCCAGCATGCCCCCCAAGTCACGCGCCCAAAGCATCGAAGCGTAGACATTCGTCTCGCCCGTCTGCTTGCCCATGGGATCCTGATCCCCTTGCGCCTGTCGGATTTCGTGCATCTCGATTTGATGCTTCTCGAGCAGCTCGTTGACCTTCGCCATGAAAGTCTGCGCTTCGAACTCGTTGTCCGTACCCTCGGCCTTGGCGAGCAGGGCGGCGATCTTCGTCTTGATGGATTCGCGTGTCATGTGTTTCCCTCAAATTTGAAGCCGGGGCATTCGCGCCCCGGCGATTGGTGTTACACCTTCAAGAACCCATAGCGGCCGACATAACCACCCTTGCTCATGTCGAGCTGAACAATCGCCGTCCAGCGCCCCTCCGGCGTGCGAACCACAATGAAGCGGTCATCATACTCGGGATACATCGCCGCTTCTTCGGCAATGCGCTTCATCAGCGCCTTTTCCGTCGCGTAGGTCTTGGTGTACTTCCATTCAACGTTGCGCTGGCGAAGGGTCATCGGAGGGGTTCCTTGTATTTCGATAACCTCAATCTACCAGCAACATCTTACTAAGTCACTACCGAAAGTCGCTTCTTCATCTCAATTCCGCCGACGACGCGGCCGCTACGCTTATCACGCCACTCGACCACAGGGGAGTGGTCGCTGCCGCGGACGTGCACTGTCACACCGATTCTACGTAGCTCGGCGATCATCGCCCCGATTTCCGCATCATCGCTCCCTTGATCGCCCGTCATTTTCAAGGACTCCCTACACACTTCGCCGCATACGCGAGTCCGGCCCCTGCCCCGCCCCTCGACAGGGCAGGGCAAGGAAATCGCCCCAAATCAGGGGCGTTTGCCGGCTTCGAGGATCGGCATGGTCGCCTCGGTCGGGATGTAGATCACGTCCCTGCCGCCGGTTGCCGTGTTCTCGAGCATCTCGATGTAGCGCCAGCGCAGATATCCCTCGGACCCGCCAAGTGAATTGGCGATAATAGCGTTTGCCTCGGCGACACCTTTTGCCCGCTCGATCTCGGCTTGCGAAGTCAGCTTGGCTGAATCCAATGCCGCCTGTGCTTCGAGCACCTTGATCTGTCGGTCGCTCTCGGCTCGTTGGAACGCCGCCTGACCGGCGAGACGCTCGGCATAGACGTTGTACTGCGGATAGCCGTAGGCGCACCCGCCGATGCCGCCGAAAACAACCACGATGGCGAAAAATGCCAAAATGGTTCCAATTGCTCCATCACTCATGTGTCAAGTTCTCCTTCTTCGAAAACGATGCTGCGCATCTCTTTGGCTATGTCGCGATAAAGCTGCGCCGAAAGATGCTTGTGTGCTTTGCTGCCCGGCCAGCGCAAAGAAGCTATTTGGTCCTCTGCATACACGTCCAGGATGTCAGCGTAATCCAAGAAATGCTTTCGCACTTCATCTGGATGCGGCGTCGTCGCTTTGAGCGTCATCACTTCCTCTCTTGGATAGCCCGTCTCACCTTCCGACCACAGGGGGCGGCGCATCGCATTCCGCTGCCAAAAGGTAAAGTTCATCCTTCGGCATTGCCAATCGCCCCGCCTCATACTCGTAGACAACCCACGCCGCAGCCTGCCATCCCCAAGCTACCGCCACCGCGAACCCCTGCCCTCGCAATTCGTTTAAGAAGGTAACTTGCTCTCGAGATAAGGATCCTCGTTTCGTACCCGAAACGGTTTTCGGTTTCTTCATTTCGAGGTACAGGCCCGAATAATGATCCCCGTTAATCACTGTGCCTAGATCGAACGATGGGTTAAATCGCCGTATCGGCCAGCTCAGGTCCGGCACGCCCTTGCGCACTCCTTCCGCTTTCATCTGCGCGCCGACCGACATGGTGCGTCCGCCGCCGTTCGGTATGGCGTGCATAAGCCACCACTCTTCATGCTTCCAGACCATCGACCCCCACTGCATCAGCGCCGCCTGGTGCGCGTGCTCGGTCCCACTTTTTGCTATCTGTTCCGGCGTCAACATTAAACTTCCCTCACCTCATCCACCAAAGGATCAACACTGCCAGCACCAACATATAGCCGACCGATATCCATCCTACTAGTTCGAAATTGCTCACGCCTTGCCCCACCACCAGGCGAGGCCCACCCACACGATGACACTCGTCCACAGAAAGAAATCGCCCGCCTCCATCACAGCTGCGACCCGCAATGCTCGCAACGCTTCATCGGCCTCGTCTTCATCGAGTGCCAATAAGGCCATATCCACTCGAAGGCTAGGTCCAGCTGCGCCGGCGTCGCCGTGACCAGCAGATCATGCAACGAATCTTTCCCGTATTTGCCGCCGAGCACGCCAATCAACCCGCCCATGGCCAGCGATCCCATGTAGACCGTTCCAATATCACCCGGCCCCGAGCGATACTCCGACGCGGCGAGGATCAGCTCTTTCTTGGCAATCAACGTCAACCCGTCGAACTCGAGCTTGAGGGCGTCCCTGATCTTTCGTTCTTCTTCCCGCATGATCGAACTCCCTTCAACCGTCACCCTACATCTCTACTCGACATGACCTTACATCCTCACCCGACATGCGTCCACAGAAAAGATGGCTGCCCTTACGCGCGCAACGTGCGAACGTGCGCGCCCTCGCCGCGCACTCACGCCGACCGAAAGATCTCAAACGCCCCATCCTCGGGACTGACACGGCAATAGAACTTGCGCCCCAGCTGTCGTCCGCGTCGACTGCATAGCGTTTGCATCGTCCCGAACTTGCAAGTCTGATCCTCGACAGGCACACGATGAATCTCGCCGACTTCCATCGTCCGGAACGGATATATCTCAGGTCGACCCCCGGAACGTTTCTGCTCAGCCTTCCATGGCGGGGCCACCTCTTCGCTCACCGTCACGGCTTGCACATGGATCGTGATGACTTCATTCTTCTTGAGCGTCGTGCAAAGATTGCCGAGGATACGACGCAACGATCCTTCCTCAACCTCGCCGAGGTCGCGAGAATAGGTACCGTACTGTTGCGTTTGGATTCGAAAGATACGAGGCTGCATGTCAGGTCTCCTTAACTTACGCGAACCAGCTCGTAACAAGCCCGTTTACGTCCTTTCTTGGGTACGTATCTTGACCATATGCGCCATCCATATTCTTCATTGAACTTTTCCAAACGGTCGGAGAACTCGCCATCATTCCACTGGCTTGTTTTCGCTTCATGTATCCGGACAGCGTCACCAATGCTCATGTCCGCAAGCATGTACCATTCGAACTCGTTCTCTTCGAACTCAAGAACACTTGCCAGATCGATTGTCCAGCTCCATTCGCTTTCTTTTGAAAACGTACCCATCATTTTAATCTTTCATCCAAAGCTTAAAATTCATAAGGAGACAAAATCGAATGTGAGAACGCCTGTCAATCAGTTTAGATAAATATCGTTACTGAACCCTCCCTTACGCGCGCGTATGCACATAGCCGCGCGTTGAGGCGTCGCAAAATAACAAGGAATCAATGATTTCAAGGCCTTAGGCAAAATTTTCCCTTTATTCTTCCCTACTTTGAATTTTATAACTCATTGTAAAATAATAACAAATTAATCAATATAGGGAAAAATAATCATCGTTATTTGATTTTGTTACAGGGCAAGTTATTTTTATTTGAGTTGAACTTGTGACTTTTGTGTGTTTGTGCGCCCCTCGCGCGTGAGGCAATTACGGGGATTTGATGACGGAAACGCAATTTTTGTTGTGATTTCAATATGTTAGGCCGAAAAAATATAGGGAAAACCTAGGGAATGCACGGAAAGTTAAATATTAGCAATTCATGATTTTATCTAAGATGAATATCAATAAACGCTAATATTCATCCAAGATTATTTATCACCAATCAGATAATAAACTTTAGGATTTGTGCCTTGTTTATCTTGTTGAAGATGGACCGAGCGAATAGTGCCAGCTAGTTCCATTTCATCAAGGGTCTGTTTTACAAAAGCACCAGGACGCATCGTCTTCGTCTGGCTGAACGGAGCTACCCTTCTGAGGTAATCTGTAAGCTCACTCATCCGCACAAACGACTCTTTATTCTTTTTCATTATCCTTTGCATTTGATAAATGACCACCTTAATGTCATCAGACATGGTTGCGCCGAGGTCACCCCGGTCCATATCAGAGAGCATCGAAGCGAGACTCTGGAGCAAATATCCGAACGCCCATTTGTAGTGATGGTCCTCGACCACAGGGACATACGGATTGTCCATGATGGCGAGCAAGCCAGCGAGGCGCAGCGCGATCATATCGAGACGGGCGACCGCAACATACGCTTTCGGCAACTCGCCCGACAACGCGGCTCGTTTGATCTTGTCAGCGATCTTGCTGAACGCATCCGCGGTCTGACTAATCCCCGTAGTATCGACCGTCACGATATTGGCCGCGGCCTCATTCGGATCGAGCTTGCAATCCTCGTCAAACTTCTTGGCGATGCTGAGCAACGTCACAAGCCCGTTGTGAAGGTCGTCAGGCAACAGTCTTTCGATTTCCCATGCCGACACCAGGTCGCCGGCAGGACCGTCATGTCGCACTATCGTGATGCGCGACAAAAAGCCATCCTCGGCATCGCTGCTGAACAAATCGAACTTGGAATTGGTCGTCGTCCAATAGGTCGAAATTGACAGGTTCGGAATGGGGTGAATCTCGGCCTTGCGATTGGCGATGGAACGCGGGGCTTGTGATAACCGGTTGACCTTGGAAGCATCAAACATCTCATTGATGCTGTCTTTGAGCTGGTTATCCGTGTTGGACTGAGGCTTGGTCAACTTGTCGAGCTGGCTTGCGCATTCCTCGACATACCAAACGCCACCGGGCATCTCGGCGAAGTCGGCAAAGAGAGCTTGCGCCGATGAAGTCGAAGACATCAAAATGCGCTTGGTTATGTTGCCTGTTATGTCACGCCCGACCTGATAGGCAGCGCGCGTGATGAAGTTGCGCCAAACGTTCATCGTTTGCGTCTTGCCCGTCGCCGAGGGCGCGGACAGGATGAAGTTGAGGGTCGTTCCCGATCCGTCCGGCAATTTGTACTTGCGCGCCACGACTCCCGCGAGCGTCGCCAAGGTCGCCGGCAACATGAATTTGAGATAAGGGTGGTGCATCGCTTTCATGGCCGCTTCGACATAGCGACCTGTAAACCCGGGCGGCGGGGTGAGGTCGAGATAATGCGGTTCGAGCGGAAACGCTTTCATGATGTCTAGGCTGTGTTTGGAAAAACCTTCCTCGAACCTCGACAGGATTTCCTCAGCCCGCTTTTTCGCATCCTCGGCCTTCTTTCGATCCATGGCTTCGATGATGGCGCGCCCATGGGCGACCGAGGCCATGAATCCGCTATTGTTATTGCGCACTCGAGACAGCACATGCTGAAAGTTACGCAACGCCTTGGCTTCTCTCGTCTCACCGGCGCGGGATGGCGGGGCCTGTTTCACCATCGGCGACGCCATGATGATGCGTTGAATCTGATCGACCCGACCGGTGATCTGATCGAGAACGCCGATGATCATCATAAACGTCTCGGACCAATCGCCCGGGCCACAATCGACCTGAGCATTGAAACGCGCGGCAAACCGTGGATTGGCCGCATAGGCGCGATTGATCACTTCTTCATCCGACAAGTCGAGCGAGCGAAGCCCGCCAACATCGCCCAAGCTGCCGGGCTTCGCTTCTGTGGTCGCCATACCGGACACAATGTCGTCAAGCAGCCCTTGCTGGTTCGTGATCTCGGTTCGCTTGTCGAAAACATTCCCGGTGATGGTGAAATATCGTTGCGCTGAGTAAACCTCAATTTGCAATGCGCTCGAGCGTCGCCCGGCCCCGATCATGCGCCCCTTGGCGATGATATGCAGTCCCATGCCCGAGGGCGACACCTCGGTATATGTATGCGCGCGCGTGAGAATGTCAGTGACGGCGGAACGACGCATGGCAAGGTGCTCAGGTTTCACCTTGCTTTCGTCGTCAATATCGATGCCGAAATATTCATCCTGCTCAGTGAAGACAAAACCGATGCCTTGTAGATTGTTTCGCTCGTCATCGAGCGCGGCAATGGCCTGGTCAAAGGTTCCCCACGTTTCAGGCGCCATGACATCCGCGAACGCCGCTGGATAAGCGGGGTTGAATGGCGGTTTTGTTATCTTTCCATCGGTTGCTACTACGGAACGCCAAACAACCCATTGGCGGAGCGATTTAAGCTCCGCTGGAACTGATCCAAATTGCATACTGAGATCCTCAAAAACATCTTGCGCAACGACCCTCATTACTGCATGATGCGAGCTAGTAACGCAAGAGTATTTGAGGGATCCACAGACATGGCACGCAAGCCCAAAGCCGCAGCCGCGGCCCCCCTTCTCGACTTGGACGAAATGATCACCGAGTGGTTCAACCTCTCGGAACAGGTCTCCAAATTGATAGTCCATGAACGCGAGTTGCGGACCGAGATCTTCAAGCGGGCTTTCCCTAACCCCGAGCGAGGGACCAACAAGATTCGCATCTCGCACGGCATGGCGCTCGTCGGTGACTATCGTCTCAACTATACGGTCGACCGACCGTTGCTTGAGGAAAAGCTTGCCGATGCCAAGATCGCCCCTATCGTGCATGAGATCATCAATTTCCAGCCGAACGTTCGCGAGGGGGCTTTCTATAAGTTGTCTGACGAGGATCGAAATCTCGTCGCCGACATGATCACCGAGAAGCCCGGCACGCCCGGCCTCGAAATCAAATCCGCCGCCAAGGTGCGTTGGTGATGACGCATCCCGAAGCAGTGAACAAGCTTGCCGCTATCATCGAGCGGCAAGCCAATTCCAGGATGCAAGGTGATCAAGAAGCCGACCATGTTGAAGCAGACGGGATTCTTTGCGAGCTGCTTCATTCGCTCGGCTACAAAGATGTAGTCGAGCAGTTCGACAAAATCAAAAAGTGGTACGCTTGATATGATGAACATGATCCAGTCGACTCAAGGTTATGGCGCTCGAAAGGGCGTCAAAATCGCAGTCTATGGGCTCGCAGGCATGGGCAAAACGACGCTATGCGCGACATGCCCTTACCCATTGATCATCTCGGCTGAGTCTGGCATGCTATCGCTGGCGCGATACAACCTCCCTTATATCGAGGTCACCAGCGTTCAACAGCTTCGCGACATTTACAATTGGTGCCGCAACTCGAACGAGCCCCGACAGAACTTCCAGACAATCTGTATCGATTCCGCTTCCGAGATCGCCGAGCGCGTGCTTGGTGAGGCACGTAAGAAGAACAAGGACGGTCGAGCTGCCTATGGCGATTTGATCGACCAAATGACCGCGGTGATCAAAGAGTTTCGGGATCTCGAGGGATATCACATCTATATGAGCTTCAAGCAAGAGCGGCTCAAGGATGAATCCACAGGAGCGTTTGTCAACCAACCGATGATGCCCGGTGCCAAGCTCGGTCAGGCAGTGCCTTACCTGCCGGATGAGCTGTTCAAGATGGACATCGAAGGTTTCGGCCCGCAATCGTACCGCGTGCTGCGCACTCAACCGGATCTCGTCAACATGGCGAAAGATCGCTCCGGCGTTCTCGATGCCATCGAAGAACCCCACCTTGGCAAAATTATCGCCAAGATCACCAATGCGGCAGCTTTTTAAGTCGAGCAAGCACCCAAAATAAAGCTTGCGTATTTCGCATGGTTTCATCATCGTCAACTCAACCTTGAACTTCGAAAGCGAAAACCTAACCTTAGCCTAACCTTGAACCTTAGTGGGCGCAGCGCAAATGCTGTAAGGTGCACCCGCCCATACTTTAACCAAGCAAAAGGAACACAATCACATGGTCGCATTGAATTTCAACGCAGCAGGCGTCCGACCAAACGTCGCGCTCGAAGCGATCCCTTCCGGGATTTACCCCGTTATCATCACCCAGTCGACCGAGAAGCCGACCCGTTCGGGCAACGGGTCCTATATCGAGTTCGAGATGGCAATCCAAGGCGGTGAATACGCCGGCCGCAAGGTTTTCGACCGGCTCAACATTCGCAATCCGAACCAGACCGCGGTGGACATCGCCTACTCGACGCTTTCGGCTATCTGTCACGTCACCGGCGTGCTTGCCATGCAGGACACGCAGCAGCTGCATGGTCGCCCCTTCTGCGTGGTCGTCATCAAGAAGGAGCGCGACGACCAGCCGGGCTCCGGCAACATGACCAACGAAGTGCGCGGCTACAAGGACATCAACGGCAACGACCCCGGCTTCTCCGGCAACGTGCAGAATCAGTCGGCACAACCAAGCTGGGCGAACAACCAGCAAGGTCAACAACAGGCACCGGTCCAGAACCAGGCGGCGCAGATTCAGCAACAGCCCGCGTGGCAGCAGCAGAACCAGGCACCCGTCCAGCAGATGCAGCAGCCCCCGGTTCAGCAGCAAGTCGATCCGAACGCCGGCCAAGCCGCACCGCCGTGGCAGCAGCAACAGCAGGCCCAGCCCCAGCAACAGGTTCAGCAGCAGGCACAGCCGCAGCAGAACACCGGTGGAGGGTCGACTCCGCCTTGGGCACAGGGCGGCCAGTGATCTAATTGAGCGCGGGGTTTTCACCCCCCGCAGACCCCGCGCTCCTGGCCCCGGCGGAACAACTCGGGACCCTCAACTCGAAATTGTTCCGCCGGGGTTGGTCAACCCTCATCCACAGAAAGGTTCCCGCCATGCTCGGCAGGCTTTTTGCGTTCTCCATGATCCTCTACGTGGCAACCGTGGTGCTGATCAATATCGGTTTCTCTTATATCCCCATGATCGAGACGCCGATTGGCTGGGTCTCTCCCATGGCGGTCGTTGTCGGCGCGGTCTTCGTGATCCGCGATTTCGCACAGCGCACAGCAGGCCACCTCGTGCTCGTCGCCATGGCGGTGGCAACGCTCTTCTCATATCTGCTCGCCGACCCTTATGTCGCCATCGCCTCGGCCGCGGCATTTGCGACTTCCGAGCTCGCCGACTGGTTCATCTATACGGTGACCAAAAAGCCGTTCCATCAGCGCGTTCTCGTGTCTTCACTCATATCAGCGCCAATCGATACCGCTGTCTTCCTTTTCGGCATCAGCGGCTTTACGGTTGGCACTTTCGTGCTCATGGTCGCGTCCAAGCTGGTGGCAGCGTTCATCATATGGGGCATGTATCGTGAACGCCTCGCCGACCCTCAGTCCGATGAAGCCGAGGATGATGTCTTCGAAAATCGAGGGCCGCCCTATCGCTCGATCTGAGCGCGCAACAATCAACATTTCGGGGCGCGCTAATGCGCCCTTCTTTTTGAGGGAAATGACATGACGCATCCTCACCCGCTCGTCGCCCTGATAGACGAAGCCATCGAGAACGCCGCTGAATCCGGGTTCCGGGAACACCTCGGCGGATCGTTGATCGGCCGTCCCTGCCTTCGCGAGCTCTGGTACTCGTTTCGTTGGGCGAAGGAGCGCAAGTTCAAGGGTCGCCTGCTCAGGTTGTTCAACCGCGGTCACCTCGAAGAGTTCCGCTTTGTCGCCTACCTCGAAAGCATCGGGTTCGAGGTACGGGCCTATTCGCAACGGCTGCTTTATGACGCCGAGACGGATACCTATTTGGCTCTCGATTGGGGCGAGCCTATCACCGAAAATTACGAAGATGTGAGCAACAAACCAGCTCACATGGAAATCGCCGAAAACCTTGGCGTCAAACTCAAGCAGTTTCGTATCCACGGGGTCAAAGGCCATTTCGGCGGTTCACTCGACGGCAAACTTTATCTTAATGATGGCCAATGGCTGCCAGACATTCCAACCGATCTTGGACCTGGCCTCTCCGAGTTCAAGACTCACAACACCAAGTCGTTTGTGTTCTTGGTTCAAAACGGCGTCAAGAAAGCGAAGCCTGAGCATTGGTCGCAGATGCAAATTTACATGGATCGAGAAGGGTTAAAATGGGGTCTTTACCTCGCCGTGAACAAAAACGATGACGATCTTTATGCTGAGGTTGTTTTCGCCGATCCCGCCGAGGGCGAGCGATTGCTCAACCGTGCGGAACAGGTGATTAACGCGAAACAGCCGCCCAATCGCATTGGCAACCATCCCTCTTGGGTCGACTGCAAATGGTGCGATTTCGCGAAAGTCTGCCATTACGGCGAGCCCATGGCACGACACTGCCGGACTTGCGTTCACGCCACCCCTGTGGACGATGGACGGTGGCATTGCGGGCACTGGGATGCCATCATTCCGAGTGAACATGTGATAAAAGGATGCGATAACTACAAAGCTATAACTGATTGAGGGAATCGTGCTCGCTCGTGATTATCAGGTAGAGGCCGAGGAAAGCCTCTTCACCTATTTCGCATCGCATTCCGATCCGGATCAAAATCCGGTGATTGCGATGCCGACAGGGACCGGCAAATCCATCGTAATTGCCGGGTTCATCAAGCGCGTACTCACCAGCTGGCCTGGTCAGCGGATCATGATGCTGACCCATGTGAAAGAGCTTATCGATCAAAACGCGGATAAGCTTCTTCGCCTGTGGCCTGCCGCTCCGCTCGGTATCTACTCAGCCGGGCTTGGCGAGAAAACCGCAACGATGCCGATTACCTTTGCCGGCATCCAGTCCGCGGCAAAGAACCCCCAGCTGTTCGGTCACATTGATCTGGTCATAATTGACGAATGCCATCTTGTCAGCCCCGACGAGAACGCCGCCTATCGCAAATTCTTAAAAGCACTGCGCGAGCGTAATCCGTTCATTCGCATCATCGGCCTGTCGGCGACGCCCTATCGCCTCGGCCTCGGCATGATTACCGATGGTGGCATCTTTACGGACGTTTGTTATGACATAACCGGGCTTGGCGCGTTCAATCGCCTCTTGGATGAAGGTTATCTCTGTCCGCTCGTTCCCATGCCGACCGAAGCAGAACTCGACGTGTCGCGAGTGCACAAGCGAGGTGGCGAGTTCATTTCCAAGGAACTGCAAGATGCAGTTGGGCATTACGAAATCAATCGGGAAGCTCTCGCCGAGGTTTGCGAGAAAGCAGCCTCACGTCAACACTGGCTTATTTTCGCGAGCGGCATCGACCATATCAACACGATCCAGCAAATCCTGACCGAGTTCAATATACCCGCAGCTGCCGTCCACTCGAAAATGACAAGTTTTGAACGTGACGACAATTTGGCTCGCTTCAAGGCGGGACAAATCCGCGCGTTGATCAATGCCGACATCCTGACCACAGGGTTCGACATGCCAAGTCTTGATTGCATCGTGCTGCTGCGCCCCACCAGCTCGCCGGGCTTGCATGTGCAAATTCTTGGCCGCGGCACTCGCCCCTTCTACGCACCGGGGTTTGATCTCTCGACCACAGAGGGGCGAAATGCCGCCATCATGGCATCCGTTAAAAAGAATTGCCTTGTGCTCGACTTCGCCGGCAATACGCGCCGCCTCGGGCCGATTAACGACCCGCGCATTCCGAAGCGTAAGGGCGAAGGCACAGGCGACATGCCGCTCAAGACATGCGACGCTTGCGGCTGTCTCAATCACATCTCGGCTCGCTTCTGCGTCAATAACGAATGTGGCCACGAGTTCACTTTCCAAGAGAAGCTGTCAACTAAGAACTCGACCTTGGCGCTTATCGTTCGCGATGAACCGCAAGTCGAATTGTTCAAGGTCGACCGCGTAACGTATGATCGCCATTCGCGCCCGGGCTCGATCCCCTCGCTCAAAGTCTCTTATTTCTGTGGCGTCCGTCGCTTCACCGAGTGGGTCTGTCTCGAGCATCACGGCAATCCGATCCAACACAAGGCTCACCGCTGGTGGCGAGAGCGCGATACCACAGGGGGTGAATGGCCTTGGGAGGTCGAGCAGCACGGCAAGCTTATCAAGGAAATGCGTGACGTGCCGCCGGATGTCGAATCCGCTCGACGTATTGCCCCCTATCTGAAAGTGCCCACTGGCATAAGAGTATGGGTGAACAAGCGTTACCCTGAAATTCTCAGCTACACATTCGAGGGAGATAAACAATGACCGCACGTCTTCGCACCGATACTGTCACGATTGACGAGGCTTCCAACGACCTGGCCAACTCGCTGAACAATTGGTTCACCAAATGGGGACCGAGCGTCATCTTCAAGACGTGCGAGAATTGCCGTCATATGACTGAGGGTGACGAGCCTGCCTACTGCAAGCGATACAATATGGTGCCACCGGCCAGAATCATGCTGGTGGGTTGCGCTGAGCACGACGACAAAGAGGAGGTGCCGTTTTGAAAGGACGCATGACGCTTTTCGTTGACGCCTCCTTTCATCCGCAATCCGGGGCAGGCGGCTGGGGCAGCTGGGCAATACGCGACGAGTGGCCACAGGGGGTCTTCCAAGGCGGGCCAATCCGCTTCAAGGCACATGAAATCGACAACTCGAACACCGCGGAGCTCGCCGGCATCGCTCTTGCCCTGTGGTCGCATAACCAGCAAGGACATTTGGTCGATTTGGACGAGGTCATGATCCAGTGCGATAATGTTGCCGCTTTGAGCTGCATCCACAAGCGCGTGCCGCGTACCCGAATTGTCACACAGCGAGGGATTTTCATCGGCAAAACATCCTGGAACAACCCGGTTGTGCCGATCATCCTCGACACAATCAAGTCAACTCTTGCTTCTACCCGCGTTGCGCTGAAGCATGTCAAGGGGCACAGCGATCCGCGGAAGGACGGGCGGTCATGGGTCAATATGCAATGCGACCGTGAAGCGAGAAAGCACATGTCGGCTATGAGAAAAGAACTTTCAGTAGTGACTTAGTAAGACTTATGTGGGATAAAGGGTCATCGAAAGGAACACGAGGAACCCCGAAATGATCAAGTCTTTTGCTCTTACCGCTGCTTTGCTCGGCGCAGGGTGGTCGCTCGGCTACCACAGTGACGTGGTGTTGGACAAGACCGGCGAACTCGGCACAACGCTGGTTGCCGAAGTTGGCGACGTGGTGTCATTCTTCGTTTACGATCCCCGCGAAGCCGCGCTGCGTTGCATGGACGAGAATTGGGGCAATCTCCAGATCTGCGCCGGCCACGCTCGCGCATGGGCTGCTCGCGACGGTGAGCATGTGGTCAAGGTTGAATTTTTCAAGCGTGCGCTTAACACGTTGGGAGATGAGTGATGGTCTATTTTCTCTCCCGAGCCCAAGCTGCGCGCTATGCCGCAAAACAAGGATGGGTCAATTTCCACTCGCGTTCTATGCCCGATAGCCATTACGGGCGCGTATGGCGAGTCCATCAAATGCCGGGGCAATGTCCCGCCGACCATTGGAAATCGCGCGACTACGTGGCGCACGTCGAATCCTCGTACATTGACGAGGGGCGAGTGCCCGGCATTCGTGGCGTGCTCGTCGTCACCTGTTTTCTCGAGGAAATTCCTGCCGAGGATATCCTCCAGATCAAAGCAGAGGGCCACGAACTCGAACCGATGACACCCTCGCTGTGGAACGACAAAAGCGAGGCGCGAGCCAAGGGCACGATTGCCTCACGGGCTCGTTCCGAAGTGGAATCGCCGACCAAGCTGGTTTGGTCGATTGCCGACAGCATGCCGGATGCAGATCGAAAGGACGTCATCGCCGCTTGTGTCGAGCAAGGAATCAACAAGTCGACCGCTCAAACCCAGTACTACAGGTGGTCGAAGGCAAGGAAAGGTTGAGATCCTAAAATTTTTCTTGCCATCCAATAAACCAGGCGCTAGGCCTATACATCCTGTCCATGCCGATCAACCGAGAAGGAGCAGTATCATGGCGAAGAAGGACGAAAACGCCGAGGCGAAGGCCGCCGAGGACAACAAGCAGAACGGAATCAAGCGCCCCGAGCCCGGCACCGCGACCGGCACCCTGTGGGACATCGCCGACGACATCTCGAAGAAGCTCGGCCGGCCGGCCCCGCGTGGTGCGGTCATCAAGGCCTACATGGAGACCTGGCCGAACGCCAACAAGGCAACGGCAGCGACCCAGTATGCCCGCTGGGTGATCTACCACAACGCCGCTGATGCGCTCAAGGCCGGCCGCGAAGCCGAGAAGGCGGAACGCGCGAAGGCCCGCGAAGCCGAGCGCATCGAGAAGGCCAAGGCCAAGGACGCCGAGAAGGCCAAGAAGGCGAAGGAAGCGGAGGAAGCCAAGAAGGCGGCCGACGCCAAGGCCGCCGCCGAAGCGAAGGCAGCGAAGAAGACCGAAGGCGCCAAGAAGTAATTTCCCAGCGTCGGCTGCCAGTAGGCTGGAAGGGGTTCCTCAATACTGGCGCCAAGGGCATCCGAGAAATCGGGTGCCCTTTTCTTTTGGTAGTGACCCGGTAAAGAATTTATGGGATAACAAGTCATCGAAAGAAGGAACCCCTCCGATGACCGCAATCACCCATCCCATCCGCGTTGCCTCAATCTTTCGGGGCACCCCTGACCCTCGCGTCATCATTGCTATCGACCGGGGTTATGTCGTGCTCGATGGCATTTACGCGCGCAACTGGGAACGGTATTCTTGCGACGATCTCGCCGAAGATAATGAGGTCTTCGAAGATTACGAAGACGCGCTCGCATACGCAGAAGAGGAGTAATAACATGCTCGTCAAGTTCTCGACCCTTGCTGGTGGTGTCTTCATCGAAGTCACCGACAACGCCGAGTACCAGCCTTCGGATCGGTGCTTCCGGTTCAACAAGGATGGTTCGGTCGAATACACGACCCACGGCGAGCTGATGACCGCTCCTGACTTCGCCCGTTGGTACGGTCACCAGTACCGTGCTTCCGACTTCATCATCGCGTAGGAACAAACATGCGATACAACATCCTGAAATTGACCGACGCCGAGCGGGAAATCATCATCACCGCTCTGATCCAAGGTGCAGCGAGCAAACACTACGGCGCGGACGCCGTGACGATGGAGGTCGCAACTCGTTTGCTCGAGAAATTGGAGCGCATGAAATAAATGGCTGCCATCAACTTCACCCAGTACCTCCGTCCCGATGGACGGAGGGAAATTGTCAGCATCGACCGCCCGACCGAAATCGTGGAACTCGCGGGGGTCATTGCTGCTGCTGGTTTCCGTTTCGAGTGCGAAGTCCTGACCACAGGGGACTGCTCGTTCACCATTTCGGATGACTATCAGGATTACGATATTCGCCTTTGTCCGAACGGCCCGAGGGTGCCCGACACTGTGGACGAGCTCATCCGCGAGTTCGACATTGAGCAAGCCAAGCTCGAGCGGAAAGCACACATTGAAGCTGAGGTCAGCAGGCTAGGATGACAAAGCTTCATCATCGCAAAAAAGAGCTTGGCGCATGGTCCGCGACCGTGCGCCAACTGTTCGAGATAATCGATGAAAAAGGCTTGTCCCAAGCCAAGGTTCTGGACATGCTTTTTGATTTCGATCCGGACATGAAAGTTACTCAACAAAACATGTCCAAATATCGCATGGGCAGGACTGAACCAGGTATTGGCGTTGTCGAGGATCTTTTGCATGTGCTCGGCTACGAGCTAGTGGTACAAAAGCGAAGCACCTCAAAAACCGATTGACGCTCTCTCGCCCGTCTGTATGATGGGCGGCACATTTTAGCCGAGTAGGAAACACTCGTGAACAATCAAAAACCCGAGCCTCGCGACAACGGCGACGGCAGAACAATCGATCTGCATTCTGTGTTCTATACAATCCAAGGCGAGGGACCGTTCTCCGGTCACCCTGCCGTTTTCGTTCGGCTCGCTGGTTGTAACCTAATGTGTCCCCAGTGTGACACACTTTATACCACGGGTCGCAATCGCGTACCGCTCGCCACCGTGCTGGAGCGTGTCAATGATGCTGCACCCGACCACAGGGGGCTTATCGTCATCACCGGCGGCGAGCCGTTTCGTCAAAACCTCGACTTGCTGCTGTTGGGCCTACTGCTCGCCGGTTACTCGATCCAGATCGAAAGCAACGGCTTCTTTGAGCCAAGCGGGGTAGTATGCGATCTTGTTCGCGATAAGCGCATCTCAATTGTGGTGAGCCCGAAAACAGGGCGCATCAATCCAAAGCTCGCTGAGATCGCCACGGCGTTTAAATATGTGCTCGACCACAGAAGCGTCAACCCGGAGGATGGCCTCCCTGTGGAAGCTTTGGGCCATGGCCTCGGCAAGGCCCCGTTCATCGCTCGCGCCCCGGCGGGCAAACCGATCTACGTCAATCCCTGTGACGTGAAAGACCCTGACCACAACCAACGCAATCTCGACGCCGCGGCTAAAAGCTGTTTGCGCTTTGGTTACATTCTCGGCGTGCAGATTCACAAATACGCAAACCTTGAGTAGGAGCTCCCATGCTGAACAAAAGCGCAGTAACGGTCGTTTTCAGCGGCGGCCAGGATTCGACAACGTGTCTCGGCTGGGCGCTCGACAAGTTCGAGGAAGTGCGTGCTGTATCGTTCGACTACGGGCAGACGCATCGCATCGAGCTGGAAGCGGCAGTTAGTGTTCTCGACCATTTCGGCGAGGTTTATGACCGTCAGATTCCGCATGAGATCATCAACCTCGGCCCCGATACATTCGCCGGCACGTCGCCCCTCACCAATCGAGGCGAGCAGCTCGAGACGTATGAGAACCACGACCAGATGGAAGCCGTCATCGGCGACCGCATCGAGAAGACTTTCGTGCCGATGCGCAATGCCATCTTTCTCATGCTCGCCGCCAACCGGGCAATCGTTCACGGTCACAGCGGAATCGTGACCGGCGTTTGCGAAGCCGATAATGCCAACTACCCTGACTGCCGGCAGTCGTTTGTGGATTCAGCAGATTCGACAATCAACCTGGCCCTCGGTCTGACTGACCACATGATGCAGCTAGGTGAGTTCAAGACATTCGTCCCGCTCATCAACCTGAGCAAGGCGCAGAGCATTTCGCTCGCGCTCACCTTACCAGGCACGTATGGCGCGCTTGCATGGTCACATACTGCTTACGATGGGCAATACCCGCCCATGGGGCGCGATCACGCCTCAGTCCTTCGCGCCCATGGGTTCGAGCAGGCGGATGTGCCGGACCCGCTTGTGCTGCGCGCATGGGTGGAGGATTTGATGGAACTTCCTTCTTCGGATAATTATCGAGCTGAGCGCGTCGAATGGGCGCTGGGCAAGATGAGCGAAGGGCAGGCAATATGACCTACTTTTCAACCAAGACCTTTCGCCACGAAATCGGCTTGTCCGCCGCCTTCCGCCAATGGCGTGCAGATTCCCACTGCCGCTTCATCCACGGCTATGCCCTCGCGTTCAAGATCACATTCGAGGCTGAGGAGCTCGACGTGCGCAACTGGGTGGTGGATTTCGGCTCGCTGAAATCGCTGCGCGGTATGCTCGAAGATCAATTCGACCACAAATTGTTGGTCGCTGAGGACGATCCGGAATTACGGCACGTACTCGAGCTTGGTCACCTCGGCATCGCTCAGGTGCGCGTGCTGCCCAAGGTTGGGTGTGAGGCTTTCGCGCATTATGTCTTCGTCGCGACCGAAATGTGGCTCGAAACAAACGGGTACGCACCTCGCGTTCGCGTTGTCAGCGTCGAGTGTATGGAACACGGCGCCAATTCAGCCATTTACACTGCGGAGTGAATATGAAAGTTCGCACCTTTGATGCGTTGAAAGCGCGCAACGCAACCAGCCATCTGCTCGACGGCATTGGCGAAGACCTCCGTCGCGAAGGCCTTGCCGAGACGCCGGATCGTGTCGCAAAGGCATGGGGCAAATGGACCGAGGGTTACAGCATGCGACCCGAAGACATCATCAAGACTTTTGAAGAGCAGAACTATGACGAAATGGTCATAGTTCGTGACCTTCCGATTTACTCGCATTGCGAACACCATCTCGCGGCGATTTTCGGAACGGCTTCCATCGCTTACATTCCACGCGGTCGGGTCCTCGGCCTCTCGAAGCTCGCACGCCTCGCCAACATCTTTGCTCGCCGGCTCCAGGTTCAGGAGCGCATGACCAACCAAATCGCCGACGCACTTTGGAAAAGCGAGCTCGCGCCCAAGGGGGTCGGCGTCATTCTTCGTTGCCGGCACATGTGCATGGAATCGAGGGGCATCTGCCAGCAGGGGCACCACACCATCACCAGCGCGCTGCGCGGCGTTATCAAGGACGAGGAACGGGCACGTTCCGAATTTCTTCGGTTGACATCCTGACAAGCTAATCTAAGATGAGGGCATGGAAAACCTTGCCCTCATTATCCGCACTGAACTCAAGCACCCGCTCGGCATGTCTCTGGCCGAGAATCTTCGTGCAGCGGCATGGTACGTGATGGAAGAATATCCTGACACGACCGCAGCTGAGTTCGGCGACGCTGCTTCCCTCTGTGGATGCCATCGTCAAGGAGCCATTAACCGTTGGAACGAAGCGCGCAAGAATTGGGAGATCGCTAATCCGTGAGGCTTTTCAACGCTGGGATATACACGTCGAACTTCCACAGGGGCGGCACCGTTTATTCGAAGCTGACGCCCGAGGAAGTGCGTATGCGTGAAAGTTGCGAGCACTTTCTGGAATCTTATCACTACATCCACAAGGAAACGGTTGTTAACCGAATCCGAACAGACGGGGTTAGGGTCTTTCTCGATTCCGGCGCATTCTCGGCTTATACCCAAGGTGTCACAATCGACATTGGCCGTTACTGCGATTATATCCACAGAAACGCTGACATAATCGAGTTCCCCTCTGTGCTCGACGCCATCGGTGATGCAGACGGCACATGGCGCAACCAAATGGAGATGGAACGCCGCGGTGTGCGCCCGTTGCCTTGCTTTCACTACGGCGAGCCGACTGAGGTTCTTGATTACTACGTTAAGAATTATGACTACATAACGATTGGCGGCATGGTGCCAATTTCGACACCTCAGCTGCGAATCTGGCTGGATCGTCTTTGGGCAGAGCACCTTACTCATGACGATGGCACACCCAAAGTCAAGGTGCACGGCTTCGGTCTTACGTCGCTGCCGCTTATGATGCGCTACCCTTGGTATTCTGTGGACTCGTCCACTTGGGTGCAATGGGCTGCTAACGGTATGATTTTGATCCCCGGTCGCGCCGGGCAGGTCGATGTCTCAAACAAGTCAAGCCGACGAAAGCAGCGAGGGCAACATCTCGATTCTCACCCCGAGCTGATCACCAAGGCTATCGAAAGCGAGATCCTCTCGGAAGGGGGTGACCCTGACCGGTTGCGCGATTTATACTATTCACGCTGGGCCTGGAACGCATGGGCCTTCACCGAATACCCGAAACGCCGCGGCAAGGTCGATGGCGAAAAATTCCAAAGCATAGAACAAAGGTTGTTTTGATGGAAAACGCTGATCGCGGTACCGACTGCATCATGACCTTTACGGGACGGTCTTTCTTCCCGCTCGATCCTCGACCCGAAGACATCAGCATCGATGACATTGGCCACGCTCTGTCCTTGCAATGTCGTTTCGCCGGTCATACGACCACCTTCTACAGCATCGCTGAACACTGCTACCATCTGTCGCTCTTCGTGCCACCCGAGGATGCTTTATGGGCTTTGCTTCATGATGCGTCCGAGACGTGGATTCATGACATATCCCGACCGGTCAAGAATCTCCTCGGCGAGCCTTATAAGCGGATCGAGAACAATATCATGCAAGCGGTCTGCACCAAGTTTCACTTGCCGTTTGAGATGCCAGCGAGCGTCAAGGAAATGGACAACCGTATTCTCGGCGACGAGCGCGACACGCTCATGCAACCTAGCGACAACTTCCCATGGCCGGACACCGGCAAGCGCATCGGTGTCCGTATCCAGTGCTTCCCACCCGAAGCGGCTTACAAGCATTTCATGCGCAGATTTAACGAACTCATAACGAAGGAGTATTTCTGATGGACCAGCCGATCAACAAAATCACCCGTGAAGACGTGAACGCTTTCGACCACGCAGCCGAGAATGCCGGCGGCATGGACCTCTATCAGCAGCTTGCTGTTCGGTCGGCGATCTACCCCTGCAAGGGAACGCCGTTCGGGCTGATGTATGTCGCTCTCGGCCTCTCGGAGGCCGGCGAAGCACAGAACAAGGTCAAGAAGATCTTTCGCGACGATGGCGCCATCCAAATCCTGGACGAAGGCGTCTCGGAAGTTCGGGTTCGCTTCACGCCGATCAGCGATGCGCGCCGCGCTCAGGTCATCAAAGAGCTCGGCGGGCTTCTCTGGTACACGGCGGCGCTTTGCCAGGAGCTCGGCGTCACTATGAGCGAAGTGGCAAGCGCGAATCTCAACGAGCTTTGTTCACGGGCGGAACGCGGTACCCTGTCGGGTGACGGCGACGACCGATGAAAGGGTCCCTGCTCCAAGCCTGTGAGCACTACGTCGCCCGCGAGATTGCTCGCGGGCGCGTCACCAACAATAACTATCTTCGATGGCGAGAAGAGACAGCAAAGGCCTTGCCCGAGGCCCGCGAACGCATTAAGGCAATGGACAATCTCGAATTGCTCGAGCTTATCGGGGATGTGCTGAACAATGCTTGACGCTCTGCGGTTTGTCGCCACAGCGGTGGCGCGCAAGGACTATGTGCCTGCGCTCACTCACTACAAGATCAAAGACGGGCGAGTGACCGGGTTCAACGGTGTGCTCGCCCTATCCTCGGATATCGACGTTGATCTTGATATCTATCCGAATGCGACCAAATTCCTGGCCGCCATTCGCGCCTGTCCCGGCACCATTGCCCTGAGCATGACGCCGGCGAACAAACTCGCCGTGAAGTCCGGCAAGTTTCGTTCTTATGTCGATTGTCTCGATGGCGAGGACGCGATCTTCGTTGAGCCCGAGGGAGAAGAAATCGATCTCGGTCCCAACTTCATGACCGGCATCAAAACGTTAGCCCCGCTCATGGGCATTGACGCTTCGCGCCCGTGGTCGATGGGTATCAAGCTCCAAACTGGGTCCATGTTCGCCACCAATAACGTCATGCTTGCGGAATACTGGCACGGCGTCACGCTCCCTGTGGACGTGGTCATTCCCTCCGCGGCGATTGACGAATTGCTGCGCATTGACGAGCCCCCGACGCGAGTCCAGGTCACGGAACGATCCCTTTCCTTCTGGTTCGGGGAAAACCGATGGATGCGCACCGCACTGGTCGAGGCGACGCAATGGCCTGTCCATCGGATGCAAGAACTGTTTGACGCCTCCCGAGGACCGCAAACCGAACTCACGCCTGAGTTTTTCGAGGCGGTCGATACACTCAAGCCTTTTCTCAACGAGCACGGCACGCTCTATTTGAGTGCTGACCGTGTCTCGACCAGCAAGGAAGACGGCGAAGGGACTAGCATTGACGTGGCGTCCACAGGGGTGCTCGAGATGCAGGCCTACCATCAGAAACACCTTGCTTTGCTCGGCGAGGTCGCCGACACTATCGATTGGACGAGTTATCCGCGCCCCTGTGCCTTTTACGGCAAGGGGCTTCGCGGCGTCATGATCGGTCAAAGGGTTTGATATGCGTTGGGACCAAACCGGCATCTTTTGGGATGACTATGTGCCACCCAAGGTGCCGGTGGTCAAGGAGAAACGCGAGCCGCCCGAACCGATCTGGTTGAAAGACGACTACCTGCCCGGGCTTGAAGAAGCCAAGGCGTATGAATTTCAATACATATCCGACAACGAGCTGGTTGACCTTGCTAAAGCGAGGACTCGTCTCGTTTGGGATACGGAATTTTATAACAACTTCTCGCTGATCGGCTTTGGCGATCCCAAGACGCGCAAGGTCGTGAAGTTTGAATTTGGCGCTGGCGAGCAATTGCTCAGCGTCGAGCGTGAGAAGCTCATTTGGATTCTGCGCAACTTCACTGTGGTCGGGTTCAATGACACCGCATTCGATATTCCGATGGTGATGGCATCACTTGAGGGCTTCTCAACCGAGAAGCTTATGCAATGTGTCAATGACTTGATCTTCGGTGAGTTCGGGATTGGCTTTCGTCCGTTCATTTTCTATCGAAAGCACAAGATCAAACCGTTGGTAGTCGATAATATCGACTTGATTGAGCTGACCCCGCTCAGTCCGGGTTTGAAAATCTGTGCGGGTCGCATGTTCGCCGAACGCATGGCCGACCTTCCTTTCGCACCCGGAACGAATCTTAGCGAAGATCAAAAAACGATCCTCCGCTACTACTGGGTGAACGACCTCGACAACACCGCTCGTTTGTTAGGCGTCCACAGTACTGCTCTCAATCTTCGCGAGATTCTAAGCAAGGAATATAGCACGGATGTTCGCTCGAAATCCGACCCGCAAATCGCCGAGGCTGTGTTGCGTGCTGAAATCACGCGCATAACCGGGCGTCGTCGTTTTGAGCGCGTCGAGATCGAGGATGGGCGACGCTTTCGCTATACGCCGCCGAAGTATGTGCAATACAAGTCCGAGAACATGAAATGGGTTCTCGACTTCATCAAACGGCAATGGTTCGTGGTCGATGCTCAGGGCTCGCCGACGATGCCAAAAGACCTCGCTGGCATGGACATCCCGATTGGTGAGGCGACCTATCGCATCGGTATCGGCGGCTTGCACAGCCAGGAAAAGAAGGCGCAACACTTTTCGGACGAGCAATATGAGCTCAGCGATAATGACGTTGTGTCCTATTATCCCTCGCTCATGATCCAGCAGGCCATGTTCCCGCCAAACATAGGCCCTGTTTTTATCCAGGTCTTTGAGCGCATTTATCATCGGCGCATCGCGGCCAAGAAATCAGGCGACAAGGCGACTGCTGAAACGCTCAAGATCGTGCTCAACGGCACATTCGGCAAGACGGGCGAACGCGGCGGGCACTCTGTTGTGTACTATCCTGAAATGATGATCCAGGTCACGCTGACGGGGCAGTTGTCGCTACTCATGCTTATCGAGGCACTCGAGCTCGCCGGCATCAGCGTCGTCTCGGCCAACACTGACGGTATCATGATCAAGTGCCGACGCGACATGCTGGACGTCAAGAACGAGATTCTCGATTGGTGGCAAAAGGCGACAGGGCTCGAACTCGAATCCAAAAACTACAAAGCGGTTTACTCGCGAGACGTCAACAACTACGTTGCGATCTACGAGAAGCCGGATGAGAAGGAAAAAGGGGTTTGGAAATACGCCAAGGCAATTGGTGCCTATCGCAAGACAGTCGACGTGTACCCGCTCAAATGGAATCCAACATGTGAGGTTTGCAGCGAGGCGGTGATTGCCTTCCTGGCCCTCGGCACCCCTGTGGACGAGACAATCCGGAAGTGTGACGATATTCGCAAGTTCATCGAAGTGCGGCGCGTCAACGGCGGAGCGTTCAAGGACGGCGAATACCTCGGCAAGGCAATCCGCTGGTATTATTCAACCGAGGCAGGCGGACCGATCATCAATGCAAAGAATGGGAATTACGTGCCTCGATCCAAGGGCGCTCGTCCTTGCATGACTCTGCCCAAGGCAATCCCGACTGACCTTGATTGGGATTACTACGTCCAACGCGCAAACGATACGCTCGAACTTCTGCTGCAAGAAAAAGTTACCCATGATTGAGAAGAGGGGTTGCTTCGGATCTCAGCATCCTGGATAAAGGATCATCAGAGTCGAAAGGAACCCCAGCAATGACCGACATCTTCTCCAACACCTACTCCACCAAAGCCACCGCTCTTCGTGGCGCTCGTCGCGCCGAACTCGAGGACGACACCTACACCATCGAGCAGAATGCCGAGGGCCGTTGGATCATCTGCGAAGTTCTCGAAATCGATGCCGAGGAAGGCGACGAGATCGACATCTTCGAGAATAACGACAAGATCCGCGAGATGGCAGCGCGCATCGCGAGCGAGAAGCACTACAAGCAGATTCGCTTCATCCGTCGCTCGGCGTTCGGTGGCGTCTGCGGTTTCATCCATGCTTTTCTCGATGCCAACCCCGACCTCACCCGCAAGCAGGCGATGGTCGCGCTGATCGAAGGCTACGGCGTCGCCAACTACACGGCGCGCACTCAGTACCAGAAGTGGTACAGCAAGGGCAAGGTCGCCGCGTTCATGAACGCCCTCGACAACGGCGAAACTGCCGAATAGGCCCCGATTTCTTCACGACAGGGGCGATTTGCGAGGCGGGGCGATGATCGGCCCGCCTGCACCTTTTCGAGGAAAGAAATCGAGATCAGGTAGTGACTTCGAAACATATCGGTGGTATGATCTTTTCATCAGCAGAAGGAACCCCGACATGAACGACCTTTTCAAAGACCTCGACACCGATCCGATGGCAGAAATCCGCAAGAACGCGCATGTCGCGAACGGCGGCGAGAACATGCAGGCGATGGTCTGCCCCAAGTGCCACGGTCGCGGTACTCGCACTTACGGCTACGTCAACATTCGCACCTATCCGTGCAACTACTGCCGGCAGACTGGCAAGGTCACGCAAAAGCGGATCGACAATATCGAACGCGCCAAGAAGGCCGAGGCAACCCGCGAGCATAACGCCCGTGTTGCGCGCATGGAGTTTCAGGAGCAGCACAGCGACGTGCTGGCCTTTCTCCACAAGGCCGCTGATTGGTCATCCTTTGCCTTGTCGCTGCAAAATTCGTTTGTTGAGCGCGGTTCGCTGTCCGAAAAGCAGATTGCCGCCGTTCGCTCGATGATGGAAAAGTCCGAGCAGCGTAAAGCCGAGAAGCAGGCGAACGCACCCACGGTCGAGGTGTCGGCAATCGAAGCACTGTTCAACGTGGCCACAGAGAACGGCCTCAAGCGCCCGGTGTTCCGTGCCCTTGACGGGGTTGAAGTTTCCAAGGCCCCGATGACCGGTCGCAACGCTGGTGCTCTCTACGTGCGCGAGCATGGCGAGTACGCCGGCAAAATCGTCAGCGGCAAGTACTTCGCAACTAGCACGGCGACCAAGAACGTGCTGCCGCGGCTTCTCGCCATCGCAGCCAATCCCCTCGGTGAAGCTACGCTCTTCGGCAAGCAAACCGGACAATGCGGCTGCTGCGGTCGCGAGCTCACCGACCCGAACTCGATTGAAGCAGGGATCGGTCCAATCTGCGCAACGAAATGGGGCCTCTAGGCCCCATTACCCACCTGGCAACGGATGTCCTGTATATTCAGGGCATCCACAGGGAGAGGTCTGATGAACGCACCTGATTACGTCGCCGAGCTCGCGCTAATTGAAGCTTCCCGCATCCAGCGGGAGGCGATGGCGCTGGACATGGATGCAATCGAGAATTGGGATGAGGGCGAAGGTGACACGCAAGATTGATCCTGAGTACAAGCGTGCCTGGTACGCCAAAAACAAAGTTCGCGTTAACGCCGATCTCCGGGTACGATACGCAAACGACAAAGAATACCGCTCTCGCAAAGACGCCAACAACCAACGTTGGCGCGATGCCCATCCCGAAGCTTGGCGCGCTATCCAGGCACGATACGATGCCAAGCGACGAAAGCTCGCTCGAGCCTACCCCGCATACAACGCCGCGGCTGAGATTCGGACGCGCGAACTTATGAAGATCGAAATCTACGCAGCGGCCAAGAAAGCCCTGCCGACGAAATTGCCAAGTTTCATTCGCGATGACGTGATAACGGACATTGTGCTTGCGTATCTGGAAAATGAAATCCAGATCGAGGATGTGACCGTCAAAGCTCAGCAATACCTCGCCGCCTATTATCGAATGTTCGACCAGTGGAAAACGACCCCGCTGGAAGCTAACAAACTGCTTTACCCTGTGGACGAAACCGAGTAATGTAGGCCACGACAAAGAGGAGCAAACTATGTCGAATATTGAAACCAAGTTGAATGAGCTTCAACCCTTCTCGCCGCCCAACGCGACGGACGAAATGCTGCGCAGCGAAGATTTGTATCGTCGCGGCATTGCGAAATACACCCAGCGCATTGCCGACACGAAGCGCAATTCCGAGGCATCGCTCGCCGTTGTCGAGCGTCGGCTCATGGACGAGTTCGACCGACACAATCAAACAGTCAACGCGCTCCAGCAGGAAATGGAGACCATCAAGCAGGACATGGGCAAGGCCATCGCCGCCGACACCCGGCTTCTCGCGGCGGTACAAGCTGCTCTGGACATGCTGACCAATGACGCCACATGAAATCCACAACGAGCTTGTCCGCAAGTTTATCATAGAAATCGTTGCTCGTACAAAGACGAGCTCCGATCTCGTTGTCCTGACCGAATCCATGCTATTCGGTGTCATGCACGCTTTGACCAAGGTCCACGGCATGACACCGGCGCACTCGGTTGAGATGATCAACGAAGCGGTGTTACAGGCAACCCGCCGTCTTGCCGAGGTCAACAATGGCAAAAAGTAAGCCGAAGAAGACCGAGCTCGAGAATGCGATTTTCAGCGCGGCTGCCGGCTACGCGGTTATGAAACGTGGCAACATCCGACTGGCGCAACCCGACATTGCGAGGCGCCTTGCTGAAACTGCGGATCTTCTGGATGAAAGACTACAGCGTCGCCAGCTAGCAAAACTTGGCGACGACGCTCGCAACGAGTAGGTAAGCCCAGCTCGTTGCACAGACCCAAAACCAAAACCATTCCATGCGCGTGTACCTGCTTTTTCGCATTGGCTTATCCTTTCCAGGATTTCCACCAATCAATCAGCTTTCGGGGGTCATTGGACAAGTCAATGGCGGTCCTCATGAGCCCCTCACCCGTGAGGGTGAGCAGAGCTGCTACGGGGATCTTGTAAACGGTCGGATCGGCCTTGAACCAAGCGACCAGAGGGTCGGTGAAAATGTAAGCTGTGAAGATGGCCGCGAATCCAGTCAGGATGGCGCGCACAAGCGAGTGATAGGGCGACGAGGCGAGCTTGACGATGGTCGCTCCGAGCACTGCGATCCAGAAAGAATGGTCCGGATTCGGTTGCCACATTTCACACCCCCTTGCAAAGCTCACGCTTTGCAGCATTGTCGCCGACAATGTGTCGGCGCGTTTCCTCGGTATCGTGGCGCGAATAGGATCTTTCGGGAAACAGCTCGCAGTACACCCGCTTGTCAATCGCGGAGGTTGGGGTCGTTGTCGTCTGGCACCCCGTTACGAGCATCAAAGTCGCGCAAAGCAGCGTCCCGAGCTTGAGCGATTTTGCGAGCTTCATGGATCGACATCTCCGCTATGCGAGCCTCGACTTCACCAATCGCCCGCGCTCGCTGGGCCTGTTGCAAAAACAGGATCGCCAGATTAAGCGCGAGCGAAAGGAGTTTGATCCACGTCATTCCGGACGATTCTTGTTCCAGAGGTACGTCCAGAGGAAATTGGCAACGCCGATGACACCAGCGATAAGGCCCTGTCCGACCTCACCATTGGCGACTGCGTCACCGAAGAAAAAGCCGATGACGGCATAAAGGATGATGCGGATCAGCTGCTGGATGTTGTCCCAAGACATGGTGGCTTCCTCACTTCATGAGTTTTATGCTGGTCGCGGCCAACAAACCTAACGCCTGGTGAATGTCCGCGCTCGCGTTGAAATAGGAACTTCGAACCTCACCGGTCCCTATCGCTTCTCGATAACACACAATCAAGGCATCGGGCGAGATGCGGCCGCTATCAATATCGCGCAGCATGGCAATGAGAGCATCTCGTGGCGTCCACAGGGCACCGTTCGATTCTTCGGTGCTGCGCCGCTCAGCGAGGCTTTCCGGGTATTGCGAAAAGTCGTCCATTTACAATCTCGCTGCCTGGACGTGCATATAATCCCGGCCGATGGCACGACCGAGGGGCGTCCAGCCGACCGATTCCCAAATGTCGAGCCACGCCGAGTACTCAGGTTTGCTGAAAAGAGCCTTCGGTGCTTTCGTGTTGAGCCCATTGGGCGCGGCGTAGAAATCCCACGCGCAGCCGTAGGCGTGCATGGACCACGAAGTGCCGCCGCGCATCTTGCGGTGATTATAGGTGCCCGCTGTGCGATCAAGGCCAAGCTCCCGAAGCCGCTCATACCCATAACGTTCCAGGATCTTGTTGAGAGCGACGAGAGCAGAGTCGGCACACTTCTTGTGCAGCTGCGCACGTTTCGAGGTCTGCGAAAGATTCCAGTCGATCCGCATCGGAAAAGGCAGATCGATCATGACAAGTTGCGAAACGATAGCCGGCCCCGGCGCACCGTAAAATTTCGTGCAATCGATCTGTCGCGGAAATGCGAACGCGGGGGCAGGGGTGGGCGAGGGCGCAGGTCTCGGCAGGGTCAGGGCCGTTCCCGTGCGACGCCAATGGTCCCACTCGAGGAAGGCGCCCTCGGTGGCGTTGCCCCAATACCCATCTATCGTGCCGACCGAAGGGTACCCGGCGTGCTTGAGAATGAGCTGTCCCGCCGCGACAGCCTGTCGATCCTTGGCCAATTTTGCCGGGTCTGTGATGACCTCGGCTTTGCGGTTGGTCAAAATGAGATTGATACCTGCCCAGCTTTTGGCGCCAAGAATGCCATCGATTTCACCGTTGTAATAACCCGCCGCATCAAGCAGCGTCTGAATCTGCTTGATTCTTGCTTTGCTCAAAGACATGGTTTTCTCCTAAACCGGATCACCGTATAGCGTAACCTGGCACGTATCGTTGGCAAGCGCCGCGGTGCCGGGGTTGACGACACGTCGCAGCCACACAGCGACGAAATCACCGGACTCGAGCTCGGAGGGCGAATCCAGAACAAGCCCCGTGCCGATGCTGGTGGGCGGAGGGCTATGATCGAACATAACACCCGCTGGCGCAGTGTCTTCATCGGGGATCGTAACGGCAGTCCCATTTATCCCCGCCGGATCAATGCCGATGCTGATATGCGTGCCGGGCGACGGCGTATTGGTCGCAACAAAGAGGACCGCAGCCTCCAGCTTCTCTGTGGATGTATTCTCGATGTAAAGGCAGCGATACTTGGTCGACCCTGACGCTCGCTCACCCGAAGTCACATTAACGAAGACATTTTGCAAGGCGTTGTCAGCCATCACTGTGGACGACTTCGCACCGCCCAATGAAGCAGCCGGCGACGTGTTGCCCGAGCCTCCCGATAGCGTCCACAGAAAGTCTGAGCTCTTCATGATCAGGCCTCGATTGCGTAGCGCACGGTTCGATTACTGCCCGCCCATACTTCCACAGGGAGCGTGTCATCGAAAAGGCTTTCGCCGTGCTGATTGACCGAGCGAACAAAAAGCGTTCCTGTGCCTTCGATGACAGTGCCGGGGATTGTAACGACAAGCGAGTTATAATTGCCGTCATCCTGAGTTGCGCCGCACAAGCGAAGGGTGTTGGTGCTGTCCCGGATGTAAACGCGATGGAACGTCACGTTCTGACCGGTCGTGCCCTCGGATGGCTCGGCAGGGTCATTTTGAAAGGCAATCGAGGGGCTCGCCCTGCCTCGAGTCCGCCATGTGACGTTGTAGGTGTCGCCGACCACTAAGGTCTGCGGCGTGTCGCTGCGCACGCCGGCAATGCGTGTATCATGCGGGCGAACGGGACGCAACGTGCGAGGCAGATTGGCAGAGTTCCATCCGTTGTAGGCGAGCGCGTCTTGGATACGCTGCTTACCATTGATGGTAGTCGAAATGAGCCGCCACTGCGGTGTGTAGGCGAGCGGATAATTGAATGCCAGAGGGACAATGTTCCGATCTGCCCCGTCCACGATGTAGACGCCTGCACCGGGAGCGTGATTGACTGCCACAGTATCAAGCAAGGCTCGCTTGACGCCGTTAAGCTGCCACTGTGAGGGGCCGGTTTGCGTCGCCGAAGCAAAAGTAAAAATCTCGTTGCCGATAAAGACGAGCGGCCTTCCTGCTCTCTGATCCGAAGTCGAGTATGTCTTCAGATTCACCCCATTGACCACGCCGTCAATGGTGATGGTCGCGAGCTGTCCATCCTGGAGACCGTCCCATCGACTGATGGCGACACCGAGCTGCGCGTAGGTTGTATATACACCGTTGGCTTGAACCAACGTCTCACCGGTCACACCCGGCATGTTGGCGATATAAGCCTCATAAGAAAGCTGCATGTCATTTGCGGGCGTCGGGAAAAGCAACGGGTAGACGACATTCTGCGACGTGTCAGGCGTAACTCGGCCTGCCCGAGCGGCAATCCAATACGGCGAAGTGATACTAAGCACCCCGGTTGGGGTCTTCGGATTGTAATCGATGCCGGGGTCATAGGGATCTTCCGGCGTATCGAAAAGCGGCGACGTGTCAGGCAGCACATATTCCGATACGGTAAGCAACACTGTGTTCTCTTTGAGAGGAGCCTTGCGTACCTTTTCCACGACCACAGGGACGCCCCAAAAGCCATAATCTTGTTCGCTGAACCTCACCACGTCGCCGGGCAGGCACGATGCTCCGTACCGCGTGGCGAGTATGCTCGCTGAAAAGCGGGGCACCGACACGGATGCAAGATCACGACTTGCAAGGAAGAGACCGAGGTCTGCATTCGTCACGTAAGGGTAAGGCAAATCCGCCGAGCGTCGCCCGCGACCCGACACAGTGAGCGTGGTGACGTTCTGCACCATGATCGGCGTTGGCTCATAGTGGTTGCCTCGCTCAACGTAAGTGCCCCTCAACACCTCGAGTGTCGAAGCCCAAGAGCTTTTTTGATACCCTTGAATGCCGAGCAAGGTCGTGCGACCGAAATTCTTGGCCGAGCCCGGCACCGCGGTTTCGCGGATCGGTCTGACCTCAATCTTTGCTGTGCCGGGATTCTGGTAGACAATCGAGTAGGTTTGGTCTTGCAACGCGCCGAGGACAGCAGTCGCAACCGTTTCCTGCTCCACGACGACCGAGGCAAAATTGTCTTCATCGCCGAAAACAACACTCGCAGCGGTGAACGTTCCGGCGATGTCCAAATCGGCAAGAGGAACGCCCGCACCACCCCACTCGTTGGTGATCACGTCAATCATGGCAGTGGCGCAGTTAATATCGTCATTGCGCCGATTGCGCGCGCCGGGGAAGCTGGCTGGGTTCGGGAAGCGTTCAACTTCGATAGTCAATCCCTCAAGCGGAACGTCCATCCGAACGCCGCGCAGGATCATATAAGCCACACCGACATAAGCAGGTTGATCCGGTACCGAGCTGAGCCACGGATCAACGTCCTGGTCAAAGTCGCCACCGTTGAATGCGATTTCGACTTTCGAGAAAGCTGTTTCGTTCTCAGGCAGCGTGAACGTGGCGCGCGCCGGACCAACGGACCCCGTCCACAGGGCTTCTTTGTCGGCGTAAATGCCGCGCAGCACGACGCCGGGGCCGAGGCAGATGCCGAGCGTCATGTCGGCAATGAACCCGATTGCTACTGTGGTTTCGGTCGTGACCGTCTCTTCCACGTCATAAGCAGGTTCCCACACCGCCCCGACATAGCGACCGGGAACACGATACGTCTTGGTATCTGTGGTCGTGGTCGTTTCGTAAAGGCCGCGAGGGTTGCTGTACCCGATGACATTCGGGCGGCTGATGCGACGGCGACCACAGATATAGGGGATGGGCTCGCCGACCGTAGCAATGGGAACGCTGCCTGACAACGACCGCGGTGGCGTGACCTCCGATTGCACCGAGCTTTTGGAGTTCATGCTGCGGTACATGGGACCGCCTGCGCCGTAAGATGATGACCACCCCATTGTGTTACCTCGTGCCGGGAATTGTCAACAGCTCGTAAAGATCCTGTTTGATCTTCGTCACTGTTTTGCCCTCGAAGTTCAGATCCGTGAAAGGATTCTCGACCGGGATGAACGGGAAGCCGCCAAAATTGACCACGTTATTGAACCGATTCTTGCAGTGGCCCAGTCGTTTGTGATCACACCCGAATGTCAACTTGACTTCGTCACCCACCTCGACATCCCCAAATGGATAACCGATGGTCACAATGTTATTCGCATTATCGTAAATTGCTCTTTTCTCACCTGTGCGAACGTTCTCGATCTCGCCCGTCTTGAGCTCGCCGTCAGCAGTCTGGTCATTCTCGACCGTGATCAGCTGCCGCTGAACCTTGGTAATCGTAGATGTCACTGTCCAGTCATTTTTGTTGACCTTGCATCGGTCATCAAAAAGCATGTGATTGCACATGCGCTGGTAATAGATCGACGCAATATTGCCGTTAAGCTTTGCCTGGATGACGGATCCAGTCTTGATGGTGATGGTCGGCCCTCCTCCCGACACATCCATGCCGATGCCTTTCCATTCCATCTCCCACTCGGTATTCCAATCGTCGCCGCGGTGCGCTCGTCGCACCTCGACAACAAGCACCTCCGGAGTGACGGAATAGCAATACAGACGGGCCAGATCGGTATTGGATCGAAACGTGAAGTCCATGGTCATAACGGTATCGACCACTGAACCCGTCTCGATGGAAGTGCGACTGATGCCGCCGGGCAAAACAAGGTAAAGCTCGCCGTCGCAAATCCCCGGCTCATTGTCCGAGGTAAAACGAAACGTGCCGAGCGGGCTGGTGAACTTATAAAATTCAACCGGCTCGCCGTCCTGCACCGAGTTGTCTTTTTGAGCGTAGCTCATTGATACACAGATTCCAGATTGAGCGTGACCGTCGAGTGATTCTGATGATGCTCCATGCGCACCCTATCATCCTTCAAGCGCATCTGATAGAGCAGCGACACCTTACTGATGACATTGGAACCCGGCTGATTGCCGATACTCGTATCCAGGTTTAAGGTCACGCTCACCGGGTCGCCGTTCGGAGCATAGTTCATGACGGCACTAACGATTGCCCTGTGGATGAGCCCGTTCTGCCTAAAAATCGACACTGCGCTGAACATGCGCAACTGGAACATCTCGTAAACTTGAACTTCGGTCGTGGTGATCGAGGTCGAATTGAGAGCAGGTTGCTCAGTGAGCGGCAAATCATCATAGTACGAAGGAATGAAAACAGTACGCTGGCGTCCGCCCATGTAATCGAGAACGGCACGCCAATAATCCATGTCTTCAAACCGGTCGAAGTAATAGCTGCGATTGCCTGACACGCGGCCACCATGTCGCCATGTGTTCCAAGCAACCGGCACGGAGAGCTCACCATCGAGCCACGCCCCTCCGCGGTTCATGGCCTCGCCGACGCGCCCATAAGGTTCGTTTGCGACCACAGGGGTGCCTTGCAGCGTCGGCAGAACGAGATCGAGCTCGCGACGAAAACGCCGCGGCCGCGTTGTCTCGAGCGTAACACGCGCCTCACCCAGTCGCTCGAACTTCTCTAGCTGCGGAATGTCGGTCATGCGACAAGGCAACGCGGGACAGACGCAATGCCCCAAATCAACCAGCCGCCCCACCGGCTCGGTCAGGATCGCCCCTGTGGATGTTACTTCGTCAATCTCGTGAAACGTCACCTTGCGCGTGAAGACGTCGAAGATCGCAAGCGATTCTCCATCACGAAGATCCGTTTGCGAGGGATCGAAGTACAATTCGGTTTCATTCGGGGCGATTTGCGCTGTGAGCCGTGTCCAATAATGGTAGAGCGGATGCAAGTATTCCTGATTCTGATACTTATACATCTCGGCGAACGCCATGCGCCAATCCGCATCGTCGCGAAGGTGCAAATTGTGCGAGTAACGCTGCCTAGGGGCGGCGCGTAGGCGATTTCTTTGCTCGCGCGACGAAAGGGTCATGCTAACGGAAGTGAGGAAGTGGAATTCCTCCGTCACAGGTGCGAGGGGCAACACATGCGCCGCCGGCGGCACCGGTTTTGGTGTGGCCACTGCGTAGTTTTGAATCTGCGTGAAACGAGCAGGTTGCACTGGCAGAACGACAACGTATCCTTGGATCTGCGTGAAGCGAACCGACTTGTTGGAAGATTCGACAACGTATCCTTGGATCTGCGTGAAGCGCGTAGGTTGGTTTTCCGGCTCATAGGTCAGGAACAAGCGTTCTTCACGCGCAGTCCATCCTGTTTGATTTCCGTACCATCCATAAAAGAACCACTCGACCCCGTCATCCGAGTACTCAATCTGGATCGATTTTGGTGCGTAAGACGTCCCGTTGTCGCAACGGACAGCGACCTCTAGAATGTCTTTCTCGTTGCCTGCTCCGTAGTCATAAGCGATCCAACTGTTGATTGCTTGATCGCCTGCGGTACTCCAAGCGGTGGTTATGTTGCCATCAAAGGCACGCGAGGGAGCATAAGATGCACCGTAAACCGAAGAAGCATAAGCTGTGCCACCTGTCGGAATTTCAGGCACACCGACAGCTTGGCGAAACTCAACTTCCGTGAGCTGAACATAAATGCTCGAGTTGACTTCCGGGAAAAGAACCCGCCAGTGCCGATGCGCCGCCATGTCAGCTTATGCCGTCTTCTCGAGGCGCAGCGTTGCGGCCTCGAATGCTGATTTCGTCCACAGTTGGCCTGTCGCCGGGTCCTTCTCGAAAATGTCAGCGCGGTATGTATACGCCGAGGTCAAGACGTTGTCCTCTCCCTCTGCGACTTCTTCATCCGACACAATCGAGATCTGAGCATTGCCGAGGCCACCCGCCGCGAGCTTCGCCATCCCGATGACACAAATGCCGGCGATGGCTTCTGCTTCCGGAGGCAGTTCGGAAAAGTTGTAATCCGAAATATTGCCGGGGGCAGCAGCTGTCACATAGGACGTGTCCGCATTAGGTGCACCCTCGGTTACAGCAGCTGCACCCGAGGCAGCGCCGACCACACTCCATTGGCCGCCGGCAACGTCGCTCGCCAAGGTGTTCGGGATACAGCGAGCAGGACCGAAGAACGTATTGTTAACGCCCCCCGTGGTATCCCACAAAATTAAGTCATCAAAGCGCCGATCCACGGACCCGACTGCGCTCCCTCCCCATGTACGCCAGAAGCGGGGCAGCACGGTGCCCAAGTCAACATTGTTGACGATCAATTCCAACACACCATTGATGCGAAGCTCTACCTCCCCGACAACGTTGTCCTGTAGCACTCGCACTTCGAAATGATGCCACGCGCCTGTGGTGATAAGCCCCGAGTCCGTTTGCCCAATAACGGAGGCAGCACTATCCGTGCGCTCGATTGTCACTGATCCATTAGGTTGGATGGCCACGTTGACTATCGTATTTTGAAGCTCGTCCCTAATGGAAAAACCGCACCGGCCCGCAGAGCTTGTAGGCATTTGTGGAAGAAAGATACCCACTGCCGCACCAACCTCGTTAGAGTCTGTCGGGTAACGAATAGAGGTGCCGCCAGCCTGATAATCAGTATAGTAGCGGTTGCCCGTTCTAGCAACAGACGGATCATTTACGACTTGCGAAGACCCTGCAATAGTGGCATACAGACCCGCAAGCATGTTTGCTCGGGCTGCTGTACTCGTACCATAATGCTCAAAGCTATCAGCGAAAAGCAGGGCCATGTCAGGTGCTCCCAAGAAGCGCGCGAAGTTCCTCGCGATTGTACTTGATTACATTGATGATGGCGCTATGACCTTGTGAGGTATCCATGGCGTCAATCATCATATTCGGGTCGACCACATTCTTAATCTCTGTGGTCGTCTGAACCTTGGTTTCGCCGGACTGCTGCGGTTGCGCGTTCGGATTATAGAACGGGTCGTTCCAACCTCCTCCGCCGAAACCAACCGTACCACCTCCGCCACCTCTGCTCAAGCTTCCGCTACCGCTACCGCCGCTTCCGCTACCGTTGCCACCCCAATTGCTGTGAGTGGCTTGCTTTCGAATGAGTTCGGCCTCAGCTCTCGCTTTTTCCGCATCTGCGTAATCTTTCGCCGTCTCAGCTTGTAGCTTTCTGAGCTCCATGTTCTCGCGTCGATAGAACGCAGCAAACACTTCGCTCAGATGAGCGAGGGATGCGAATGCGCTCTCGACGGAGTTATAAATCGTTGCACCCGCTTTCTGACCACCAGACACCATGGCCTTCTCGATGGTGTCGCCAGCAGCCGACCCTCCCTCTTGCATGCTCGCCTTGACTGCGCCGGTGCTTTCCTTCACTGCCCCAGTATAGGCGTTGTATGTATACTCTGCCCCCGTCTTATGGCTCTTCACGATAATGTCGGTCAGCTTGCCATTCATTTCCTCGAAACGAGAAACAGCATCCTGAGCACTGTCTTGCAAATATTGTGCCGCAGTTTTGCCGCCGTCTTCGATTCCGCCTTTCATTGTGGCTGCTGCTACTTCGCCGCCACCAGTAATGCCATCCTTGACCTGGTTGTAAAGGTTTGAAGCCTGATTCTTGAGCTCAGCGACTGCCTTGTCGGCATTGATCTGAATATCAATCGCCCACTTCTTGCCTTCCTCATTCCCCCAAAAAGCATACCACGCTTCGGCGAACTTGCCGAACGTCTCGATGGCCTTTTGCAGGGCCGTCTCCCAATCGATGACATATCCGATGACAAGGGCGACACCTGCCGCGAACGCGGTCAAGGGATTGGCAAGCAAGAGCAGGTACACTTTTTGAATGGCACCAAAAAGTGTGACACCGAACGCCGTGGCGAGGCTCGTAACCATGCCAAGGATTGTCGGCCCGAATGCCACAATCATGGCGGGCGCAATGGGAATGAGCTTCTCGACCACAGTATCGAGATTCTGAGCTACCCACATGATGCCGTCCGAGAATTTCACCATCAGCTCGGCAATAAAGGAGGTCGCTCCTGACAACCCGTCGAGTGTGCCGACTAGCACGGTGATGGCGTTGCCGATCAGCAGGAAACCGTCACCGAGGGTCGCCGGCATCTCGGCCGCCTTTTGCGTGAACTCATCCAGCCGCTTGGTGAGCGTGTTGAAAATCACCTCACTTGTGATCTTTCCCTCACGGGCGAATGCGGTCAGCCCAAGCGTGGTCGTGCCCAACTCAGCGGCAAGCGCCTTGGTCACCTCGCTCGAGTTGTTCATGACCGTTTGCAGCTGCTCGGTCGCCAGCTTGCCGTTGGTCATGCCTTTGGCAAGAGCTTCCTGAACCGAAAGCGCCGCCTGCCCTTTCGTACCCGAGGCGACGAGCGCAAGATTCAACGCTTCGGTATATTTAATCTGCTCGTCAGTCGACTTGCCCAGTGCCTGCAACACGGTCGAGTTACGAACGAAAGCCTCGGACGTTGAATTGAGGCTCGAGTACGTGAGGCGAGCCGTATTGGCGAGCCGATCCATAACGGACGACGCGCCTTCCATGTCGCCGATAGCGACGCCGACACGCGACGACACGTCAGACCAACTGTCAGCCATGTTGCCGAGTAGGCTGAGTGAGAAACCCCCGAATATGCCAGCAATGAGGCCTTTCATGCTGCTCAGTGGACCGAGCAAACGATCCACTGAACTTTGCATTTTGCCGGTGGCGGTCGAGCTCTCGGTGACGCCTTTGTTAAAGTCGTCAACACCGACCGCGGCATCACCTGCGGCCTTTTTGAGGTCGTCAAGGGCGTCAGAGGCTTTCTTGAGCGGATCGGAGTCCGCTTCAAACCCGACTTGTGCCAGATCCACCATTCGGCATCCCTCTCGGTTTCCCTTGGCCGCGGCCCTCGAAAAGACGACGCAGACCCGCTGTGTCGTCCATGCTCACCAAATTGCGAACTCCTGTTTTTGCCCCGAGCCGTCGCCTGTGCCACCAATCGACGTAGACACCGGAACAATTCCGCAGCAGCCGCGCTTCAAAGTGCCGGACCAGGTTCCCCGAAATATTCGAGTACGCCTGGATCTCGGCGAACGTCAAAAGCATTGGCGCATATCCATTCCCGGCAGGATCGTAAATCTCCTGAAACCAGGTCCACACATGCGCCAACTCGGCAGGGCATTCCGGCAGTGGCTTCTTGCTCTCAAACGCCGCTTTCGCGAAGCTGAGAAACTGCTCGGTCAGCCCTTGATAAAATTTGCCCGGTTCGCCATCTCCCGGTCGAGGACATCGCGAATCCAGCGGAAACGGGTCAGCACCGCTCGCACGTTGTCGGGTGTGAACTCGAGGTTCACACCGTCAAGGATAATATTCTTCCATCCCTTGACACATGCGATGATGGTCTCCAGGCCTTCCGCCTGCAAGTCGACCACAGGGGCCTGTTTGTTCATCGCCCTCGCCTCGGCGATCTTGGCACGCCGGTCGAGCAGCCAACGCTCGCGCGCAGCGTACTCGTCGGAGTCGGTGCCGACGATGTAGATGCCGATGGCTTCGCCTTCGTGCATCAAAAACTCGTCGGATTTGACCGGGTGCTTGAGATGCACGAAGAAAGGCTCCTTTACCGGAGCGAGGTTCGAAAGGTCCACAATGTCCTCCTGTGGTCGAGTTGAAAGGAAGTCAGCTCAGGGAAAGCCGACTGTTACGGCGAGGGCGACGCGATGGGCTCGCTCTCGATGATGACGGGGCCGGGATAGATCGCGAGAGTGTAAGTCTCGGTCACGAAATCCTCATTCCCGCCAAACTGGTTCGGCACGCCGGCGACCATGGCCCGGAAATAGAAGATGGTATTGGTCATCAACTCGTTCTCGGCGTCCTGGAGCTCGAGCTTGAAGTTGTAATAATACTTCGTCTTCTCGGCTGCCCGGAAGGCGAGCTGCCCCGGGTCGTCGCTGATGCGACCAACGATGACGGCAGGGTCGCCGGCGTCGCGGGTGCCCTTGGATTTCGCCACCCACTCGTCCGACACGAGCGGGAACTGGAGGACGTTGGCGGTGCCGCCGAACTCGCCCATGTTATTCAGCCCACCGAGTGCGGTATAGATGTCCGCTTCGAAGTTGTCACGGGCCGTCTGCGGCGTCGAGAAGTCGATAGCAGCCGTGGTCCCGATACTGAGGATGCCGCCTGCAAATGTTCCGATAGCCATTTGAATCTCCTAGACCATTGAAAGGTACGGAATGGAAACGGGAATCCTCAACCAAGCGTCATCCGGCAAGGGTATGGAAGCCCAAGGTTCGCGGATAACTTGTACTACAGAACCATCCCCTCCGCGAAGAACAGTCCCTTTCCCATAATGGGCCACAATAGCATCCGCAATCGACAAAGCAAGATTCAGCCCTTGATTGCGCGGCCATACCACCGTGATCTGCAAGAAGCCCTGATAATGTTTCGGATCCTCATCCCCGACAAACGGGGTCAGCGTCTCATTCGGAGCAAATTGCATATCGAGGTACGCCCGTCCCACTCGCGGCTTGTAAGGCGTCTCAGGTTTCACCGCGTCCACAGGGGGCGAGGCCGGCAACCCCAGCGTGTCGATATGGTTGACCAGCAAATCGGAGATCGAAGCGTTGCCCATGTCAGTCCGCCAAAAGCTTTGCGTTGCGCTCCACGATCTGCGGCCATTGCTGTGCCGCAGATCGCACGAAAAACTTTCCCGCCATCTTGCTCGTTCCGTACTCCTGGTATGCGGCATAGTTCGCCGCAAAGACGCCGTAAACCTTATCACCGAGTTCGGCATCCGCAATCGTCAACGAGATTTGCATATCGTTGACGTGATACAGGTCCGAGGCATCATCGCTTCGGAACATAATCGGCACGTCTGGCGTGTTGAGGGTGGTGAAGAACGACGAGCGAAGAAAGCCGGTGATGACTGGCATGTTGCCACCCTTGGCAATCGGCACCAAAGCTCGCTCGAACAGATCTTGGCACGACTGCTGAAAAAGCGCCAACAGCTTGCCTTGAGTTTCAAGAACAAACTTATCGACAACAGCTGCCAACGTGATCTTGTTGCTTACCATTTTCGATCCTATGCGGGCGCACGCCCTGAGCCGGAGGAGCGAAACCCGGGCGTGCGCCCATGACAGCTTCCCTATGGCTGCCCGTTCATGTCATATCGCATCGCGCGAAAACAATCAAACGTCACGGCGAGGGCCGGGCGACGACGCGAGTCCACAGGGGCAGCGCCCGAGGGAACGGCAGGCCTTGGAAATGCGATTGTCAGGACCCCCGCAAGCGACGAGCGCGAGCCAGGAAATTGATGCGATACGTTTCATTGCATCGGCAATTGATGATCTCACCTGCCGGCGCATCGGGATCGCCCGGGTACAAAATCTGAACGCCGTCTTGCGTCACGTAAGGATCATCAAACCCGACTTTCTGACCATCGAGATATTCATGCGAATCTCGCGTCTTCTTGTCCATCGTCGCGTCCCACTCGCGCTCTATCTCTTCCTTGACGATAGCGCCGGTCGCAATAGCTTGAGCATAAGCTTCACGATTGCCAGCATGCAGTGCGCCCATCATCTCGGTACGCGCAACCGTATCGCCTCGCAATTTGAGCAGTCGATCCGAGTAGCGGCCAAGCAACGTGTCGAGCTGCTTCTTGGTCAGCTCTTTCTCGTCGGCAATCGCGTTCAAGATCCACTTGTCATAGCGACGGTCGCGCATCTTGCGCTCGAGAAACTGCTTCATTGTCGCAAGGCTGGTCAGCTCGTTACGAGCATTGAGCACAAATTCTTGCTGCGGCAGTGACAAGCCGAGGATGCCACCTGTGCGCCGTTTCGTTTTGGAGTTGATGCGACCGACCAAATCGAGAGCCACTGTGGTCGGGTTGTTGCCTAGGATCATGCCGTTTTGTAGAACGTTCCTCGCAACCTGTTTTTGTTCCTCCACTAGGCGCGTGATCTTGGTGGAGGATTTCTCACCGAGCCACAACTCTGCCCCCGGCGCGCGCGCGTCGAAACGAACCAACAAGGGGCCGACTGTAGGAATGCGCGGCATGGTCGTTACGGCCTCACGACCCGAGGCAACAAACGCGGCCGCTCGCGCCTCCTGGTAGGCTTCAAACGCTGCCGGCTCGATGCGCAAAGCTTCTACGGCGCGCTCGATATCCCCCGCTTTGATAGCGGACACGACTTGATTAAGAACGACTTTGTCTGTGATCTCGGCAATGGACGCGAGGAAAGCATCCCGGATCTCAGGTTCGTACTTGTCGAGCAATCGCCGATAGCTGCGAGGCTGCGCCATTACGCTCGCCCCTGAACCTCGAAGAGCACAGCAACGGTCGCCGGCTTAACGGGATTGGAATTGACGATCTCATAATCCACGCCGTTGGCGTCCCGGATACGATCCTCCAACCGCGGTTCTGCAAGATCGCCACCAAAACGATTACGCGGCGAAATAAAGATCTGTCGATCTCCCTGCTGGATGCGCGTACCGTCAATTTGTCGGTTGCTGTAGTTCGTGACCACCAGCGTCACAGGTTCAGGATCGTAATTCGGAAAGCGAAGGATGAACCCTTCGGCGCCGAATTTCTTGATCAGGCGATGCGCTGTATTCTGGCTCTTGGGATAATTGAAACCGGCCATCAGCGCGTGACCTCGCCGAAATAAAAGCTGCCTTGCACCACACCAAGCAGAGGTGCAAGAATCATGTCAATGACGCCGATGACCGGCCACGCATCGGCGGCGGACATTACTGTAGAATCGACATAGGTGACCGACAAGGGTCCGACTGTCTCGCTTTTGACGCGCTCAGCAGCGACGTAATCCGGAACAAGCGATCCTGGATTCTCATGCTCGCGCAAAGCCGCTTCATAGGTCGCCCGCTCGATCTCGGCTGGCACTTCGTCGCTGGGAATTGGGTTGTTTTCAGCATCGGTGGCACCCGTTCGGGGCCATTCGCGATCCTGAGCGCGCCCGCCTGTTTTCTTGCCGATAAACTGTGCTCGATACTTGCCGTCGATATAGACGGAGCCTCGGACCAGAATTGCGTCCACAGGGTCGGCCGGCGAGGGTTCAAGGTCGCCAACGTCATAGCCCATGGTTTCGCAATACTCGAAGAATCCTTCGATTGTTCCGTAGGCGTCCATCTTGTCACCTTCTGGCTTCGAGGAAAGCGATTGCGTCTTTCTTGTTGGCGACGCGAGCCGAGGGATCGACCTTCTCGATCAACGAGCGCAGCTCTGCCGCGGTCATCGCTGAGAGCACGACGCTTTCCGGGATCTCGACATCCGGGTTGATAGCCGCGGCGGCGGGCTCGTTGATATAGGACGAGTACACCGGAATCCCGTGCTCCTCATAGGCTCTCTTGACCTTCGGCCAATCGCCAATGATGACAACACGGGTTGCTCCCGGATGTACTCGATCAAAGTATTTCGGATTCATATAAACCCGACCGGGCTCGAACCCTGACCGCTGCGCGGAATAGACGATTTCCATGCTGTCCTCCGTAAACGAAACCCGGGGCCGAAGCCCCGGGTTGTTGCTCACACCTTACGGCGAGGGCGAGGCGCTGGCGAGCTCGATCAGCACGCCTGCCGTGGACTTGTCGTCCGCGGCGTACTTGCGCCAGTTGGCGCCGGTGCCGATCTGCGCGAGGTTCGGGTTGATCGGCGCAGCCGGGGAGCCTTCGTGGTTCCAGGAGTAACCGAGCAGCTCGACGTTGAACGTGCCTTCCGCACGGAAGCCGATGGCCAGGTTCTCCTGCTCGTTGATCAGGTACGAGCGGATGCCCGGTGCCTGGCTTTCCACGATCTGCACCGCGCCGGGCTGGAGGCCGAAGATCGTATCGGCCGGAACCTTGTCCGAAACAAGCACGGGCTTGCCCATGGTACCCGGCTGGCCGCCGTAGACGACGAAACCCGCTTCCTCGAAGATCTTGTCCGCGATGGCCTGATCCACGAGATCGAAGTAGGTGGCCGAGTCCATGCCGAAGACGGCGATGCGGTTGAAGCGGTCGCCGAAACGACGCATGCCCTTGGTGAGCACCTTCTTGCCATCGATGGACCAGTCTCCCGTGGCCACCATGCCGGCATTGGCCCCGATAGCGGCTTCCAGTGCGGCGAAGGAGGCTTCGATCATGTAGGACAACGTGGCATCCGCCATGTGCTGTCCGATGACCTGAGAGAACTCCTCCGGCGACCGGGCGCGGCGCTTGAACGCCTCTTCGGTCGTCGCATAGGGGCCGTACTTCCACGGGGTCTTGATGCCGACCATCTCGTCGGCACCGATGGCGGTCGGAGACACCGGAGACGTCGAGTTGACGTTCCGATGACTGACGCCGCCCGGCACGGTGTAGAACGCGCGCTGGGTGAGGTTGCCCTCCAGCAGCTCGTTGCGAAGCACGATGGCGCCGCCCGACGCGGCATTGAAAACGTCCAGAACATCCTGCATCCTCTCGAGGTAGGCAGTCTGCGCCTGGTCGTCATAGATGATCAGGTCGGTATTGACCGTGGTCATTTTGGTTCCCTTTCATTCACGCCGGGCGGATCGCATCCTACCTCGGCAGCCGAAGATATGCCTCCTGGCCGTGCTTCTGCTGGAACTCCCGCTTCTGCTCCGGCGACATTTGGCTCCGTTTCAGGCCGGTGGGCGCAGCCCCCTTGCCATTCCCCGGACCCTTTCCGGTTCCGGACCGTCCTTCACCCTCGAATGCTCGTCCGAACTCTTCGGAATCGCGCATTTCGAGAACGAGCTCAGCAATGGTCATGGGCGACCCCTTGGAATCGCCGATCCGAACATTGCCCTCCGCGTCGACCACCTCGACCCGGAAGTCGTCCCCATCTTCGACCACGCGGGTCGAATTGCGGACGTGAGGAAGAAGAAGCTTCACGGCACCTTTGTGCTCGGCGATAGCCGCCACGGCAACGCTGTCACGAAGGAGCTTGTCGATCTTCTGTCGATACTTGACCGATTTCGACTGCTCGGCTTCCAGTTCCTTGGAATGCTTGTCCAGGAGCTGGGCCTTAGCGGCTTCAAGCTTGGTATTCACCAGCTTGTCCGCCTCCTTCAACGGGTCGATCTTCTTGAGCTCTTCGAGCTCAGCAAGGGCAGCTCGCGCCCTGTCCGGATCGATGTCCTTATACTTGACCACGTCACGCTTGAGCTGATCCAGCTCCGTCTGCTTCTTCCCGAGGGTCGATTTCAGACCGTTGACGTCTTCAAGCGCGTAACCATCCACCGGGATGATATCCGCAACGAACCTGCCGTCCTTCTCCACGTACTCGCCGCGGAGGGGCTCAGGAAGCGCCGAATGTTCATCCGGTGTCAGAATCGCTCGCAGTGCCATGTTAACTTCCTCTCTTTCGGGGCTCGCCCGGCTTTGGCTCGCAAAGACTTCCGACTTGATTGAACCACTCGGCGGTCGGCGCACCGAGCAGGTTTCGGGTCCATCCCGACATGGAACGAACCTTGTGGCGAATGACTGGGACCACGTTTTCCCATGCTCCCCGGAACATTGAAGCACTCGGCCACTGTTCCTTGCCGTCAACCCGCCCCATGGTCTTTTCCATGGGAATCCCGCAGCACACCACATGAGTGGCTCCGAGATCGAGACACCGCTTCACCGCAAAGAGGCCAGAGGAACCGGATTTCTTTTGCCGAGGAAGCATGTACTCGATTTGTAACGTTATAGCGCCCGTTTCCCGTTTCGTAAAGTGGGAACAAATTTCTTTGGCGTCCGGGTAGCCTCTTGATCTGCGCCGATCAATTCGACCCTCAATCTCTTCCGGGTGAAGCGTGACCCATGACGTGAGCTCACCCGCCCAAAGCACCCCGGCTTCATTGGCAGCTACCACGCCATCGAAATCGCTCAGCGCCAAAGCTCCATCGATGTCCGTCCACAGGGAGGTGGCGCTACCCAGCGCAAGAAATTTCTTCGATTCCACCGAATTGCTCCCGCGTCCATCCTGACATGCTGAAAACGCGCCCTTGCAAATGGGGCGCGGCCTGTTCCCACCCCCTACGATGACGCATACACCCGGCCCACGGGCGATTTCTTTTGCCAACGTGCGCCCGTTCGGCGTCCATGGGGACCCCCGCGAGAACGACGCGGTCAAAATGAAAATCAACGAGTGCAGCCTTGACCGCCAAAAGACCCGATGATCCGCTCTCGGTCTGACCCTCGAAGAATTGGTCGATAATCACTGCGCCAGGCAAGCCTAATTCCTGTGGACGCCCCAAGCGTTGAAACCAACTCGTCCATCCGCTATGGGTAACAACTTGTTCGGGACCGACGAGCCGGTGCCTGGTACGCTCGCGCAACCAGCGAGGCAATTTTTCAGGATGCAGCGATACGGCGGCGAAAAGCACACCCGGATAGCCGCCGATAGCATCGTTGACCGCAAAGGCGGCATCGATCCGCACTTGGCTTCTCGCCACCTTGACCTCGGAATAAACCCCCGACGCCGAGCCAATGACAAGTGCGGTCCTCACACCCAATGCTCCTTGACAACACGGTCGGCAATCTCGTGCGGTTTCTCTTTGCCGTGAAAATAGGCGATCTTGATGCCGCCCCAGCCACGCCGCTTGATATGCCCCTTGTAAGACTTGACCTGACCGGGGAAGATATCGTCAATGAAGACGTGCGGGAACTTGCGCACATGCTCCATGTCGTTCTCGCCCCTGTGGTTGATATGTACTTCGACCATGCCGGGACAAAGAGCGACGCCATTACAGGCGATCTCGGGCTTGTAAGGATCCCTCGGCAAGGCGAACTTGCCACCCTCAAGCACATATTCGGCGAGATGATCGATATTTCCTGTCACCACAGTGTCGAGGCCGCAAAGGATCATCGGCTTCCCGAGCGCATAAGGTTTGATGCAATCGGCGTATCCGTCATGACCGAGCATAGGATCAACGACTTGTTGGATGTCCGGTTCCGCGAACTGCCGCGGTCGGTCGGTCCAGCACATGAATTGAAACGGCAAGGTAAGGTTGCGTCGAAAACCCCGATAGAGTTTCTCAACCCAGCTTTCATCATACATGCTCGAGAAATCTTTGCTTGACTGATTGGCATCCCATATTAGGGTGCAGACATGGATTGTCATCTGTCCTAGGTCTCGATTAATGTCAAATGACCCACCAGGCCTTCCGACCTCGTGTACCGGTCAATGGGCGGGAAGTCGCTACCTCATTGATCGCCCGAGCAGCCAAGAAGTCCTGATTTTCAAACCAGTCATCGCAAAGAAGGATGCCTCCCGGTAGCATTCGGGGAAACAGCCAGTCAAGGGCTGCCAGCGTAGGCTCGTAGTGATCAATGTCCAGATGAACAAAGGCAAACGGTCCTTGAGGCAACGATCCAAGGATTTCAGGAACGAAACCTTTCACAAGTGATGCCTTCACCCCTTGAGCAGCTAGATAGGAACTTACCCGTGACATTGGCACTGAGAGTCGACCTTTTGGGTAGTTATTCACTCCATCCACAATGTCATACTTCGAAGGCTCCGCCATGCCCTCGAAGCTGTCGACTCCATAGGTGGTGCCGGGATGACGAGCAATGATGGCAAGCGAGTGTCCTGAGAGAACTCCGATTTCCATCCTCGGTCCAGTCGGACATCGGTCAAGAAGGTCAACAAAGTCTCTCATCTCGCCCACCTGTGACGCTTGGCTCGAAGCAACTCACGGTCGACCGAGTTGGGATCGATGTAGTCGTTCCGACGATAGGTCATGCCGGGCGGCACGTCTTTTGTTACCACCGCACCAGCAGCAACAATGCAACCTCGACCCAAACGGACGCCCGGCATGATCACGGCGTGGCCTCCCACGACTACGTTATCTTCGATGATGACAGCCCATCGCTCACCACTACGCAAGGCTGCATCCTCATAACCCTCCTTCTCGGCCAGAGGGTAAAGGTCATTGACGAGCAGGGAAGACGGTCCAAAGAAGACATTGTTCCCAACAGCGAAGCCCGCCCCTGCGGCGAAGCCTGCGCTGAAGATCACGCCGTCTCCGTAGACAGACCCATCCAGCATGACGAAAGGCGATACTGAACAGTCACGCCCAAGGATGCAGCCCCTCGTCACGCTGGCGAACTGCCAGACCTTCGATCCTGCCCCTATCGCCACGCTGTCGTCAACGTGGGCTTTCCCGTGGACGAAGGCTGTTGGATCGATCATCACAGCACCTTTACAGCTCCGAAGTAGGCAGCATCCGCCTGATCGCCCCCGATATAGAGAGCGTCGACTTCGGTCTCTCCCATCATCAGTCTATCACCGGTGGGCGGTCCCGGCCTGATAACATCCCAGATCGCGATGAACGGAGAGGCAGCAAACCCCGACACCAACAATCCGCCATCAAAGGAGAATTGCATCGCACCGCCCGTCGCCGGCTGGGCCGGCTGGTTCGGTATCGTGTCGCCTTCCGTCATCGTGCCATCCACATCGATGGCGTAATAACGATACGGAGACACCCCAACGTGCGCCGTCACTAGCCCATCTTCTAAAGGATCGAAGCGAGTGGAGAAGCCGTTGCCGCTGAATACCGGGGTGTCCGGCACAAGTGTCAACGTGGAACCGTCGATTTCGTAGAGCATGAAATACGGTGCAGTCGTGATGTTCACCACGGCAATGAACTTGTTATCCCGCGAGAAATCGACACCAAACGCGATATTTGGCGGGAGAACAGCCGGGTTCGCCAGTTTCGTCAGCACCGACCCATTGAAGGAATAGACGCTGAAAAACGGCGACGTATTGTGCGCAACGGCCACGAGACTGCCATCATGAGAGATGGCAACGCCCCGCGTCAGAGCCGGAGGAAGTGTCGCCGGGTTCGGGATGCGGGTGAACGTTTCCGTCTCCGCGTTCACCGCGTAACACGTCAAGAACGGCGACCGCTCGTGCGCAATCGCGAGTACCGTTCCATCCGCCGAGAAAGCCGCCGCTACTGATCGACCATCGAAACTCGACAGATTGGGCAGCGCAGTGAATGTCTCGTCTTCATTGATGCGAAACAGTGCCTGACCGGGATTGCCGGACTGACCGAGAAAAAGCAATTTCTCGTTAGGGTGGATAGCGACAGCCGTTCCGGGATTGGCGTTACCGGATGGATTATTGGCGAACCGAACGGACCCCGCCCGATGGTAGACGGAACAATACGGGATATTCTGATTTGCCGTTGCGAAAAGGTTCTCAGTCGCACTTACTGCCAAAACCGTACTACCGGGGAGTGATGCCGGGTTTGTACGCCGAACGAATTCCACCATATCCGTTACCCCACGATGATGTAAAGCGTGGTCGGAGACTTGACCGGAAGGGCATCGTAAGCCGCTTGTGTCAGGTGACTGATGGCAGTAAGTCCGCTGGTCTCAATCCCCGGATCGCCCTTGTCGCCCTTCTCACCCTTCGCCCCGGCGTTGCCTTGCGCGCCACGCGGGCCTTGAACACCGGTGAA